GATGCATAAACACCTTGGTTATTTGAGCTAGCCGCAACAGTAACACTGATTTCATAAGGAGTGCTTGTTAAACCATCTCGTTCCAATTGAGATTGAAACACGGCTTCTTTAAGAATATCAATAGGAACTTGATTGTTGTTACCACCAGCAAAATATCCTTGAGCCAAAATACGACCACCACTGCTTGACACACCAGATAAGTTATATTCAACAGAAGAATTAACTCCTGCACTGGTCCATGTACCGCCACTAACGGTTGCGGCTTGGTTAACACGCCAGCTATAGTTGGCAGTTCCCCCACTTGCCATAATTGCAACTGCTGTAACAATTGCAATTGCATCTAAATTAGCAGCTTTAAGTCGAATAGCTACTGGTGGATAGTAAGTTCCAGAGGCGGTTAGATTGTATGCTCCCGTAATGGTTGTGCCTACAGATTGCTGCGATCCACGTAATTCGTAACCACCTTCTGAAAGAACAGTTGAACAAACCTGTTTTAACGTACTGGTAGCAGTTGTTGTATTTGTATTGGTAATTTCATATCGCAGTGGAAGGGATGCTGTTGTTATATACGTTGAAGTAATTAAGTTTGCATGATGGAATGAATGGCAGTGTACAAATTCCCCATTGATAATAAAACCAATGCGAACCGTACCAAGTCCTAACCACTCAACATCCATCCATAAGATTTGCGCTTTAGTAAGATCAAGTGTGTAACCGGATGGACCAGAGCCATCCATTGGATCAATGTTCCAACTAGCCTTGGCAACTTTGGTATCAACTACAGAACCAGTTACAGAACTGCGTTCAACAAATGATATGGTTGTTCCATCCTGTTCAAGAAACATACCATTGCTTGCACCATAATATCCAACACGTTGTCGCAGGTTTGTTTGTGCCGCGTTCATTACAAACGTGGACATGACCAACAAGGATTTCCCTGGTTGATACGAAAAACACTTAGTTGTTTCACGAACAATAGATGAACCAGAAGCTGTAGTTGTATTTAAAGTAACAAGGCCAGCATTGGAATCAAATGATGTAGTTCCCCCAGTACCTGTTGATGTTGTCCACAGACCATTATCTTTATAACGGTGGCTTGAATCAAACAAAGTCAAAGGAGCAGAAACACGCAGGCGCCCAAACGCATCTGTTGCTGTGCTATTTGCTTGCGTGGTTACAGGAAGGGGTTGACCACTAACTGTGGTAACTACAATCCCAGAACCATAATCAACAAAACCTGAAGTTCCATCACCATAATCATTAGTATAACGAATTTGCACGTTGCTGTCCTTAGAACTTTCTTTTATTTTAAGCCACCAATCAAAACCTGGTGTTAAAATTAAAATACGAATGATACAGTGACATGCCCCGCCAGTTTGCCAATAGCAATCTTTACGACGTAATTAAAACTCAAGGTAATGTTGCTATTACTCCTAGTGAAACTCTTACGGATCCTGTTGGTAAGTTACGCGTTTCCAACCCCCAAGCATTGATTGATACTGACTTTGAATATTCAACTCAATCAACCAAATGGGAAACAATAAACCTGTTAAACAATAGGCCTAGTGCTTTTTATGATGTTACTGCACCTTTAAATATTACTGGCGTATCTGCATCTACTACAACTATTACCGCCACTTTAGGCGTATCATTAACTGGCACATATTCACAAACGCTTACTGCAGTTACTCTTACTGTTGGCGCACATGCTGTACAAGTAGGACAAAGAATTTATGTTGACTACACCAGCGGCTCAGGCGTTGATGAGTTTGTAACAGTTACCGGTGTAACTGCCACTACTATTTCATTTACTAGCGCCACAAGCATTGCCAGCACCTCTGGTAATGTTAGCGTTTATCTACCGCCCCCTCTTAATGGACCAATTTTTATTCAAGGCACAACTCAAACAGTTGCCAATGGTTGGTTTCTTGTAAACGCAACTCCCACTGGCTCTACTTTTACTTACATTATTCCAACCACTGCTGGCAGCGGATCAATTTATGACTCAACAAAAACTTATATTTATAATGCTAATTTTTACACTAATTCTGCAATTCCAGTATCAGCAAGTGCCGGTGCAGCTTTTGTTGCTTCAAGCACTACTGTTACTTGTACTACTACCAATGCGCATGGCTTAACAGTTGGTGACGCTATTTTTGTTGTTGGCACTACAGCCGCAACATCAGGTCCTCCAAATGGTAGTTGGATTGTTCAAACCACTCCCACCGTAAACACATTTACTTTTACGGTTCTTACTGCACCCTCTGGTGCAATCACAGCAACTGCTGGCGCCACCTCAACTTTATATCCCCGCCCTTATGGATCAGTTGTTCACCGTCCTTTTGATGGTGGTGTTGCTTTTAGCACCGGCTATCCATACACCGGCAACCAACTGATTCGTCAAACGCGTCGTTATTTTCGTTATCAGTCCGGAAAAGGTATTCAATTTAGCACAGGCACCTGCCTTAAACCAGCTTTCTTTTTAGACAGCATCACATCCTCTGGTACTACAGTTACTGTTACTACAAAAACACCACACAACATTAATGTTGGTGCATATGTAATTGTTAGTGGTTCAACAGATAGTGCTTATAATGGCACATTTATTGTTACAGGTGCACCCACTGATTTAACTTTTACTTATACAGCAAACGCTACGCCAACAGCAACACCAGCGCCTGGTTTTCCACTTAGCGTTTCTCCCCAAAGCTGGTACGGATCTAAAAGTCGCATTGGTTTATTTGATGAACAAAATGGATTCTTTTTTGAATTTGATGGCCAAACTTTATATGCCGTAAAACGTAGTAGCACCACTCAAATTAGCGGTACAGTTGCAACCACTAATGGCTCAACCACAGTCACTGGTACCAACACACTGTTCTCTACTCAATTAGCTCCTGGTAATTACATTGTTATTCGTGGCATGAGCTATGTAGTTCAATCTATTAGCAGTGATACGTCTATGAATATTTACCCCGAGTACAGAGGCACAACAATTGGTGGTAACTGCATTGTCAGCAAAACTATAGAAGAAAAATATCCGCAAAACTTATGGAACATTGATAAATGCGATGGCACAGGCTCAACCAAATTCAACTTAGACCTTACTAAAATGCAGATGCTCTACATCGATTATGCATGGTATGGGGCAGGTGCAATTCGTTTTGGATTTAAAGATCAATTTGGAACTATTATTTATTGTCATCGCGTTCCAAATAGCAACCGCAATACCGAAGCCTATATGCGTTCGGGTAACATGTGTTCTCGTTATGAAGCAAATACCTTTGCTCAATATACTAATCTTGCCGCGACACTTAGCAGCAGCAACACTACTTCAGTAACAGTTGCAAGTACAACAGGCTTTCCTTCATCAGGAACATTAGTTATTACCGCCCCTGGCAACACAACTTCAGCTATTGAATATGTTAACTATACGGGTTTAACTGCAACTACTTTTACTGGTTTAACACGTGCTGTTACAAACTTAACTGGTCCCGGTGGTTTAACCGCTGGTGGTGGCAATGGTACTGCTCAAACTTTTACCTACAGTGCAACTGCTCCCATTCAAGTTGCTTCATTTCCCGCTCAATTTTCTAGCAGCTTATCTCATTGGGGTTCTGCTGTAATCATGGATGGTAAATACGACGATGATAAATCATACATTTTCCAGGCTGGTTTAAATACTCCGTTATCTAACCTTGGCGCCAACACTAGTGCAGCAGTGCTTAGCATTCGTATTGCACCTAGTGTTGATTCTGGTATTACCGGTTTACTTGGAGCACGTGACCTTATTAACCGCATGCAGTTGACCTTGCGTCAGATGGATGTTGTTGCAACGGGTAGTGCTGCAATTTTTCGGGTTGAATTAATTCTTAATGGCAGACTTGGAGGCACAGGTGCTGGTGCATTTGCTGCAGCTGGTGGCTCTAGTCTTGCTCAAGTAGCTACACACTCAACCAGTGGTGCAACCACAATTAACGGTGGTGAAAGTATTCTTTCATTCTTTGTTTATACACCTAGTGTTGTTCAACAAGATCTTATTTTGGTGCGTGATTTAGGCAACAGTATTCTTGGTGGTGGCACCAGTACCACTGTTCCAACCAGCGCACTTAACTTGTATCCTGATGGCCCCGACGTTGTAACAATCAAAGTTACTAACGTAAGTGCGGTCACTACCAATACAATTGCAGCCCGTATTTCTTGGACGGAAGCACAAGCATAATAAAAATCCCGCCACTAAATGTGACGGGATAAACAATTTGTTTTTACTTAATGTTGATTAAAAGTTCCCATCCATCAATTAAATGACCATAGTCTCGTGGCTCAGTGCACGGGACATCATGTTTACCACATACATCACAAGTGTCATAATGCATGGTGGCGGAATGATTTTTGGGACCAGTGTATGCACTTGTAGCATACCACTTGCCTAACTTGAGGCCACAATCCCAACATATCCATGCAGGATACTGTTTCATTTTTTTACTAAAGTATTGTTTTGTTAATGTTTTTGATGTCTTCAAATTCATTTTTTTTGCAAAAGCTCTGCTTCTTGAAACTTTTTTATTGCCTCAAGGCGAGCAAAGTACTCATCTCGGCAATAAGGCCCAGCTTCTTCCAGGCAAAAACGTTGCCACAATCCTGTGTAACAATGATTACTAGGTTTGTAGCATTGATAAAGGTGCTCTAAAAAATCAGCCTTTTGTTGTTCTTTTTTTACATCCCAATTGCGAAGAATTTCTTCGTAGTTGTAGTTAATTTCAGGCATTGCCTAGTACCTCAATGTTAGTGGTTTGAATAGAAGTTGAAATAACATTTGGGTGTGCTTCAAACAAAAGATCGCTTACAGAAGATTCCAACAGTCCCGCAACTGCTTCTGGTGTGCGTCCTTTAAATGGGTCGTATTCAATCTCAATGTCAACTGCAAAAGAAACTGTAAGGCATGGAACAGGAACGGGATCCATTAGACAAATGAAAGACCTTATTAGGTTAGCAGATCTTCTCCTAGAAAGCTAGCGTCTATATTATTTACTTCATTTTCCATAATGTGAAGTTTTTCTTCTAATGTTTCTAGCTCTTCAATAATGTGCATGGTACTCAACAAGGTATCTTTGGCATGGGAATGAGTTTCAATATCGCGTTGACGATCTATTTCGGACTGTCTGCGTTGAGACATTAGTATTAATGGGGTTGCAAATGCTGCCTGGGTAGACAACACTAAGTTCATCAATACATATGGCGCTGGATCAAATTGATATTTCTTAACAGCATTATTGTTCCATGTAATCCACATGGCTAATATTAATGACTGCGTAATAATGAATGGCCAAGAGCCTACGACATTAGCTACGCCATCAGCTATACGCTGTCCAAAATTGTACTTAGGTATTTCAACCATAATAAAAATTGGCTAACAACTAACGCTGTTAGCCAACAAACTCAACTGTATCTATTTTAAATCAAACTGCATCTACAATTGCGTTTGCAACATCTACATTCTCCTCTTCTACAAGATCACGCAAAGCTTGCATGGCCCCTTGAAGAGCAATGATTTTTTCTTTGGTAGTGTTAACCGTACCAAGAGCTTCGTTATAAGTATTAACAGAAGCTTCAAGCTCTTTGTAGAGGTTGTCCAGTTTTTCTTGAATGTTGGCCATGGGTGCAATAGAACCTGTGCAAATTCTACACTACTTTTAATGCGGTAGTAGGTCAGGCAACTACCCCGGATGGGGGTGATTGCACCCAAGGAAGGGGTAGGGTTACAATCTTAGGATGCTTTTGCAATTCAATATTGTTAGCCAATGCTTCCTCCATAGCATCAACTTGTTCTTGACCCATAACAGCTTTAATCCAGCCCACTACTTCATCAAAAGTAAGGCCAGCATATGCGGTAAAGTCCTGCGGATTTGGTGCACCAAACCCAATAGAACCATAGGAACTTGCTACGTAAGTCTTATCACCATCAACTTCAGTTGCAGTAAAAGTCCAATGGGCAGTTCTAACTACGTCAGTCAACCCATCTTCAGATACAGCAGTCTCAAGCTGAGCAATACCCCAGGTAAAAACAATAGCCATGACAAATCTTTTTCTTTATTTTACTATTAACCTTCCATCATACGTTCTAATGAATGCACTTGATTGCTTTGGTAATGCCCTAAACGTTTTTGAATAATTGTTGCATAGCTAATAGCAGCATCAACCATCTCTTCTGCATCCATACTGGCAGCCAATCGATCATTGGAGATCATTGCAGCCGTAAGAATAGTAGCTTGCCACTCTAACCTGTTACCCATTATGGCGGAAAGAGGGGTACCTTCCGCCGTAAAGGTCGCCATCATTTGCGTCAAGCGATCTTCTACTGCCATGGTACCCCTTGTGTTTGTACTAGTTTAAACTGATTTATTTATCAGCCTTAATACCATAATACCAATAGGCATTCTTGGCATTAGTATGAAACCGTTTGCCAGCCATTAGCTTGAGTTTTTTATTCTCAAGGTCTTCCATTTGCTTGACTTGATAAGGTGCTACCTCATCATCGCCACACAACATGGACAGCTCTAGTGAGCACATATCAATTTGCAATTGAAAGTCATCAACTGAGTGTTGATGACAAATCATTCGCACATGGGCATCATCTAAATCAACCGGCGCTTCAAGCTTCTGATAAAACGTCTCCGAAATATTCGGATGTGTCCAGTTCCATTTTGCGTTCAGTGAGGATTCGCTTGGAACGGACTGCGTATTCTTGGGTGACTTTGACACCGACTGGTAGTTGCTCATGGGCTTGGTAGGCATTGATGATGTGGTCAAGGTTAGGAAGCAGTTCAGTTTTGGTTTTAGGAACAACCTTTTCTTCAAGGATTGTTCCATTTATAGAACGTACCACAGTTTGTGTGGTAGTGGTAACCTCTTGAACCATAGCAAATTTCTGCTGGTCTTCAGGGTCCCAGGTGCTAACGTCAGACGTTACCTCTACGGTTAAGTTCTTCTTTGGTACCAAAGTGAACTGATAGTTGCGTCCAGTAATTTTGCTGTGGTCTGCTGGTAACGACCGACGCAACCAGCCTAGTAGCCCCTTGAGGCTCCGCAGTTGGGATTCGTGGTGACGCTTGGCATCCGTGAGTAGCTCCGACTCTTTCTTGATCCGTTCCAGGGCATCCTCATGGGACGAGATCGCGTAATAGATACGATCAATTTTTTCTGAGCGTAGGTTGGCACAAGCTTCAAGCTCTGCTTTTGCCAACTCTTCGGACTCAGGGCTAAGCAAAGGAAGACTGCGTTCCAGGGCAGCATAGTGTTCGTAAAGTTTTAATACAGTAAGTTGATTAAGTTTAGCGTGAGTTAGCTGAGTCATTGTTAAGTTGCGTTGGAATAAAGTTGATCAGGCAAATTGAGTACGTAGCTTACTTAAAGTCCAAGTAATAAGTGCACCCGTGGCTGCAATTAAAATGTTGTGCAGTGCACTGGTCAAGCAAGGAAGGACCGTGGCAGCAAAGAACTCAAACATGAATTGACTCCGAATGTGTAGTTATGTTAAGCAGTTTAACGTCATGCTTAGGACGTAGGTTTACTTTAAAATTGATTGTGCTTTCATTTCTTTAAAAACCCTTGAAGTTGTGGTAATGAAGTCAAAGGAAAAGGTACGTAGCCAGCCTCCATCATGTTATCAAACAGGTCCCATGCGTTGTGTTGTGTAAACAATGTGCGTGGCTTGTAGGTGCGCCAATGTGTTAAAGGCGCCATAGCTCCAGACTGAGTATGCAATAGAACCATTCTTCCATCACTTACTGAATCTGATGGAGGAGCATAAGCCCATGCAACACACTTCTCACTGGCACTACCACGTGCGTTATTACGTACGTCACTACGCTTAACAAGTAGTTCACGATACTTATTAAACCAAGTCAAGTGAATGCACCAGGGTTTGTACCCTTCTATCTCAGCCTGGAAATCAGACAGATTATTTAGTTGTCTAGTGAATGATCCACATGAGCAATATGGCGCCAACGCTTGTACTCCATTGCCATTAGATTCCTCTCCAAATTCAGACTCCATATCAACAGGTTGTGACTCAGCTCGCCAGCCGTCCGGAGCAATAAGATGACCCAGATCTGTTTGGTCAGACTGAAGTAACGCTTCCAAACGCGTTTTGTCTTTGATGTGAATAAACTTGTCAGCCCATAACGCTTGAAGTTTGGCGGATGCCGTAAGATGTCCCAGGCTATGGTTATAATTCCAGCCTTTAAAAATGACGTAGGCGTTGTTGTGCCAGATTGATGGGCCACGATAGTTTGCTCCGAGATAGGAAAAGAAATCTTTGAGTCTGAATGTGTAGTCAAGATAAGCTTGCTTGATCAATGCGCGATCATAACACTGAGTAGTATTATCAGACCGACGCACAACAACATTAGTATCAAGTAAAGAGATGTTGCTAATCCCTGTATCATCAAAGCCAGGGAAAGCGCGAGATATGTTAGTACGAGAATAAATTGAAGACTGAGCAGTGTTGAGCGTTTTATTTAAAAGTGTAGTCATTGATACAGATTGGGTGGTTGAGTTGAAGTTGACTTAGCTGTAGACTAAACAAAACTCTGACTGACATGGAAGAGCTTGAGCATGGTACTTATGTACCACTTGAGAAGTTTGATTTATCTCCCAGTCTTAATGATAAGTTCTGGGAAGAAAACATCAAACGCCTCATTCAAAAATCCACATCAGTCAGTGAGTTACGTGAGATTGCAACGTTGTTGGTAACACTTGCAACTACACGTCAAGGTGTAATTCGTGGGCTGGTAAAAGACATGCACTCCTTTAACAATGTTGTTGTAGATAATGCAGCAATTACCAACCCAGAAGTTAAACCCTAATTAAAACAAGGAGTCATCCTCACCTGTCATAGGATCCTGAGCTGATTGAAGTTGCAACACAATGTGATCAGTCCCTCTGGAAGCAGGAAGGATTTCTACACCTGCCTTGATTCCATAAGCACCACCCAACTTGTCAGCATCTTGCTTGGAATGTTGATTGATGTAATCAGCAAACAGCTCTTGGAATTTCCAAGTTGATTCACGATCTTCATCAGGAATCGACATGCGATTCAATGATTCGATAGCGGCTTCTTCTGTGCTGTAATCAGGTAGGTCAAAAGATTCAATTGCGCAAATCTCAACGTTGTTGGCGCCGCGCATGTCGTTGACAAGTACCGGAGTAAATACGGTAGTGGCGTAGAACTTTTCATTGAATGCAAGAGGAACTTCAGCGGCCAGTGCTTTACTAAGGCACTTGGACATTTCTTTTTCATACAACTTGATCTTCTCAGCTGCATCAGTACCGTTCAATCCTTTCAGTGTTAGCACCATAGGAATTTTGTGGGCACGCACATTATCCTTGGTAAGAATGTACACAAGGTACTTGGTGCGCACACTGAACTTGCGCTTGTACATCTCACCTTTGCTGTTGGCAAGATCAGAGGCAGTCTTGTCAGCATCCCACAGATCTTTAACATCGGGATTATCAAATGTACCGATAGTCATACGCATCCCAGTAGTTTCCTCAACCATGAGGGGAGAACGTAAAAGCACTTGAATTCGAGGCTCAGTAAAATTGAGTCCTTCTTCAATTGAAGTGTTGGGAGCCATACCAAAAGTTTGCTTGTAGTTCCAGATAACTGAACCTTTAGCAAATTGATCTTCAGTGGCACTCCATCCGCAAGTGTCAAGGTCTGACTTCCGCACGAACCAACCTCGTGTCTTGGACTTGTTGAGAGGCTGGATAGTGACGAGGTTCTGGTACCCCGAAACAAATTCTTTAGACTGAAAAAGCTGAAACGATTTGATTCCACGGGTTGCAATAGCAGCGGTTTTCGTAGTCATGTCAAGGTCGGTTGGGTTTGTTGGTGAGCAGTTTTACGTCATACTCAGGACGGATTTTTAAAACTGATTAGAAAGGTTCGTCACTAAGCTCCGGTGCAGTGCCATATTGACCAGGTAATTCTGGCAGACCGCCGCCAGATGTCACGTTCCAAGGGTCAGAACCTTCATCGGCTGTGCGTCCACCCCACAAGGTTGTCACTCCTTCTGGCGAAGCTACTGTCGTCTGTGGCTTGATTTCCTGAGCACCTGTCTGCCCTTTGGGAGCCAGGGTCATGCTTACTAATTGAATCTTGGTAAGGCTGCGACGTTCTTTTGTTTCTTTATCTAGCCAAGCATCAGTAACAAGGCGGCCTTGAATAGTAAGACCAGTGCCTTTACGCGTGAAGTTAACAAGAAGTTCCGCTTGCTTAAGCTTGTCTTCTGCATTGTTGATTGCATAAAAGTTAAACAGATCAGACTGATTGCGTCCAGTGTTAACTGCTAATGTCTGGTTGCAGATCATGGTACCATCAGCCGTTGTCTTAAAGGCACGTGCATCTTGATGGTCAATGTCTTTAACACAACGACCACTAAGGATTACTGTGTTGAAGATAGGGAACTGATCATTAACTTGAGCAATGATTCCTCCATGGAGAGAATAAGTTTTAGCCTCCAGATCGAACCGCAGTTTTGCACCATGGATGTAGATTTGAGCTCCTTGAGAAGTACGAGAAAAACGCTCAGCATTTTTTCCGTACACATTGAGTTCAATTGCAGTAGGTGCTTTGTTTCCAATGGGCGGCAGCAACACCATACAACGTGCTGCTGTGGATGTAGCGCTGGTGTAAACTTCTCGTGGCGCTTCAGTAGTCTGAGCGCAAAGTGTAACAAAGTTCATGAAATCAAAAGTGTAGTTGAAAGCAGTTTAACGTCTTACTTGGGACGGGGCATTAGTGGGTCTGATCCCAGGACCAGCCTACTTTACAGTCGCCTTCAATCTCACAACGGAATGTAAAGAATTGTTGCGCTTGCGGGAAGGCAAGCAAGGCCTGTTCTCTAACAATTGCAGTGTTTGTCTTAGGACAAGACAACTGAATCTCATCATGAATCATGGCATGTTGAATCCAATCTTTACCATGCACTAAGCCTTTAGCTTCAAGATTGGTATGTGTATTAATTACAACTTGCTTCATAAGCATGGCACCTGCCCCTTGAAGCAACACATTCAATGCACTAAAGTCTGACCGACAAAACAATGCACGTCCATCTAATCCACGTAGGTACCCACGTTGTTGTACAGCGCTTGCTAACTTTTGTTTTAATTTTTTAAGCGCTGGCACACCATCCATAAAACCATTGATTGCATTACGTCCCAATTGTTTTAAACGCACAGGATCTTTTTCGCTTGGATCTACAATGCCACCAGCTTTTTCATTACCACAGCCATAGAGCATTGCATATATTAAACGCTTGGCAATGTCTCTAGTAGGCACACCAAACTTATCTTGGTTGTACACATGAATGTCAACTGATTCATCTGTCACAAGGTTGGCATATTCACCGTCATCCCATAGGGCAAGATACCCACCAAGACAACGCAACTCCAATGCTTTGGCATCTACACCTAACAAATCCCAGTCATCTGGCGCATGAAATAAACTCCTGCATTCTTTACCGTACGGGCTATAAGATGCTGGCACTTGCCCCATGTTTGGATTACGATGTGCGCAACGTCCGGTAATACAACCATTAGTTACAACTTCACCATGCATACATGAGTCTTGATTGTTTACATATTTAAGCCAAGCTTTGTCTCCATCAGCAATTTGCCCTAGTCTTTTCTTAATAGTTAAGTATTCACCCAACACCTTGGCCTCAGGATAATCCAATGCACTTAACACTTCATCGTCAAGGATTGGATTACCTTTATCCGTCAGCTCCTCTGGTACCCACCCATATTTACTTTTAAGCCTGTTAACAATTTGAGGGCGGGAACCAGGATTAAATTTCTGATATGTCACTTTAGTAAATGGCTCACCTTTAATGTAACCACGAGTCTTGTTGTTTACCTTTGGTACAAATATTGACTCTTGTTTAATGGGCGGAAATACTTCCATTACTTTTGCATGGAGTTCATCTTTCTTTGCTCTGAGTACATCCACCAGATCAAGACATACATCCACATCAAAAGGAAAACCTGCTCGCACTTGTTTATTAATTGCAAGAGCAAAGTCATGCTCCAACTTAAGCGCCGCTTCCGCATAATTTTGTTTCTGAATGAATTGGAATAATTCAAAAGTAACTTTAACATCTTGCTCGCAGTACGCCAGCATTTCCTCGGAGTACGCACTAAAATCTTTGAACTCAATCTTGTAATTGGAAAGGCGGTAACCCCACGCTTTAAGGCCGGCCCTACCCTTGAGGTTCTTTGGTACGTCCGGATATTGTTCTGTGTCAAGGTCATAGAGAACTTCTTTTGGCCAAATGAGTTGTGTACAAATGAGTGTGTCAATAATTCTTCCCCGAAACTTTGCGGTATCGGGGAAAAGTTTTTGAAGAACTGGGATGTCATAGAACAGAATATTCTGCCCTATAAGGACATCACTGCTAGCAAGATGATTAATAGCAGCCAGAATAGAATCGGGTCCATAGTGATGTACTTGTTTTGTTTGAATATTGTATATGACAATGCAATGGATAACCGTTACATTGTCATACAATCCATCTGACTCTAAATCAAATACCAGCCAAGTCTCATTTTCTAAAACGGGACTCATCTTGAATTGAGAGGTCTTGACTGGCGAGAGCGGGATCATTCTTATTAATCCAAGTTAAGATTTGTTGCGCACCTGCGCGATGCGGGTGGGAAAAAATCTTGTTCAAAGCTACATCAGAGTCTAACGGAACCAGCTTGAAAGAGTTGCTTTGAGTACAAGCAGTAATGGCGGATGGTTGATCCGTGTTCATTGAAACAATGACGTAGCTCATGGATGTAAAAGAAGTCGGGCTAATGTTAACACGCCTGCAATTTCACGCACGAACTTTTTTGGTCTTGTTGTACCCAGTAAACTTACCCTGTTTGCGCCGAGCATTGATAGCAGCTTGCGCATCTGAACCAGCACGTTGTGGACTATGGACCAACAATGCAAAGGGCTTGTCACCAAAGCAGTGACTGTCATCATGGTCAATCTCAAGCCCTAGTTCTGCTGCTTCTTCTTCTGTGTACACAACATAAGCAACACGCTTAAACACATTGGGATTGCGTAAAATCATACGGTCAAGCATGCCGCCGATTGATGCAGTCAACATAAAGTTTGCTGGTATCTTTTCGTGTATAGCTAGCCAATCATTAAGCATCTTGGTGTACGCATAGAACTTAATAGCAGGATACCTGGTAGCAACACGTGCCCATGCTTCCATGTAAGCACGTGCCCAGAAGTCACCACTCTCATGGATGCGACAAATCTCAAGTGCTGGTTGTACTAGTAGTGACAACTCAATCAGTCCTGCAATCAACTCAACCTGCTGTTCATAACTCTTGCCTTGTAACTCCCTGTAACTACCGTGGTCACCGCCATACATTGTCTCACGTAACAGATCCCAGTTGTGCCAGCGTGCATCACGTACGTTTGGAAACATGGCTTCTGACATGGCAGCAAAACATCTGTAGTCTTGCGTCAGATCAATAGGTTGTTGCGGTAGATCCATCAACCTACCTGTGGTGCGATCAGCCATTGCTTTACATACTCCTGCATTAGGGCATGTGTAACCTGCTGGCAAGCTAAAGATCAAACGCTTACCAAGCTTGGCGTTGCCTGTGGAAAATTTAAGAAGTTGCATGGTGTTGAATGAAATGAATGATAATAAAAACTAATGAGCAGTTTAACGTCATGCTTAGGACGTACAGCTAATCTACGTTAATAAGTTCAACGGATTCTCTGAATTGTTCACGGCTTAGCCGTGCAAGAATAGCACCTCCTGTAGCTGGTACCTGGGTAGGACCATCATGAATTAAGATTTCCCATACCATGTCATCGGTATCCATCCAATTCTTACCAGCTTTAACTGCAAGTTTGATTGCATGCTCAGTTGATTTCCTTGGAAGTTCAACACGAATAATCATAAATGGATCATCTTCATTGTCTTGAGTGAATGCAGCTAACCAAAACTTTTTAGTTTTGATTGCTGGTGGCGCAGCAAATCCTTTAGTCATTTAAATGCAGCCTCACCAATAACAGGGAATTGTTCAATGAAGATTTGTTTGCAGCCTTCTGCAATCAACCGATGCTCTAGCTGTGTTTCTTTTGATGCACGTACATTGATATAGTGAATCCACGACCGGATCGAGCCGTTCATATACAAAGTAGTTTGTGTACTAAGTGGAAGAATGCGACGTGCACATTCTTTAGCTACACCATCTGCAATCATTTGCATATAAAGCTCTTCAATGTCCGCATACTGATTACGAATCTGTTCATCATAATATTCTTGTATATTAAAATCCAAATCATTTGTACTGTTTTGCCTATTCTTTAGATCCTGCCTACGCAGATTTGGAATAGCAAATGGCTGCGCTTTTGCATACCTGGTACTAAACTCTTGAAAACTAAATGAACGATGGCGTAAGATCTGTGCGGAAATGTCACGTTCTGTGTGTATTTGCACACAAAGATTGGCCATTTCAAATATAGAAAAATGTTTATGATCTAAACAATACTTAAGAAGTTTGGGCCCTGTTTCCCAATTATCCTGATTAGAAGGATTGGAAACCCGAGCCATTTTGACAACTAGTTTTTCAGCTTCTGGTGTAGCCCAGACAAATTCAACGTTACTCATTTTAGTAAATAGTTAACAGCTTTTTGAATAAGAACTGGATCATCATTAAATTTTCCAATTGATTGGTTGCACCTTCTACATAAAAGCCCTCGTATTTTACCAGTAATGTGGCAGTGGTCAACCGCTAAGCGTTTACCGCTACTACACGTATTGTTACAAATAACGCACACATTATTTTGAGCCACAAGCATTTGATCATAGTCTTCAATAGTTAACCCAAATGTTTTTAAATTTGCTTTGCGTTTATAAACCGGTTTATACGGATTATTATTTGTATACCCTCTATATTTTTCTGGATTTTTTTTATAATTTATTCTAAAAGTTTCAGCGTAACATGTTTTACAAATTGTTCTAGGTTTAGGATTTGTTTTACCTGTTTTGTAAAACTCAGACTCAAGTTTTAATTCTTTACATTTTGTACATTCTTTTGTCATGATAGTGCTCCATAAATAACAAGCCACTTTACAGCAAACGGCGACCAATGCTGATGATCAATAAGATACCGCAATAGTTTTGGTGCAGTTGCCAAGTTGTTTTCATTGTCAGGATTGGATACCCTGGCCATCTTTACAATCAAAGCTTCTGCGTTGGGAGTGCAGTGAACAAATTCAACAGTCATGATTTAATAGTTGTGTGTTTATGTAATTAAATTAATTAACTTTGTTTGTTGCAGTAGCAGCATGTACTTCTGCAACAAACTCAACAAGAAGTTGTTCTACAAAATCTTCTTGATGTAGTTTTTGTTTGGCAGCAATACTTACTAGTGCCCAATGAGTATCATCATCTACTTCAATATGATAAGTACGTCTTTCTTTGGTAGATTCTACAGGTGTAGACTTAGAAAAAGTAAGTAATTCTTGACTTGTAAGATCAAATAAATTAGTCATGGGTTGATTTCTCCAAGGGAAGTGCGGTAGTCTGCAACAATTGAATCTACATCTGCTATGTGACAGATGCGTGACTGGGCATGTTCACTTGCTGATTGCAAATGATCCCATTTAACAAGCACATACTTTGTTACTTGTTTGCTGGAGTTTACCTTGGCAGTAAGCCCAGTCACTATACCATAACGCTGTTGGTTGTTGGCTGCTGCCGTCTGCCTTGCCTTGGTACTAAGACCAGAAAAAATCATGTTCTTAGGACGCTCGGCAACACGGTCACCAACTTGAAACACTGTTTTGTTTCGAGTCATTTAATGTTCTTGTAAGTTTTGTAGTTGACAATTTTGCAGATAGTACTGCGGTGCATCTTAAGCCTTAAAGCAATCTGTCCATTGCTATAACCTTGTTGATGCAGATGCCTAACCGTTTGCACTTGAATTGAATTTAGTTTTGCATTTGGATTTTTATCTCCACGCAAAACATGTGGATCAATTGGAATTGGTTTGGCAACTGCATAGCGTTCAATGGTTCGGTACTTGGTACCACAATCAAGACACCTACAGAATCGTTTGGTTAACTCATCTGTGTGTTCTGTGCAGGTAACACGGGTGTTGACACTGGCGCATGCGCGACACTTCATTCCATTGCCTCCTCTGACTCAAGGTCAACATCAACATCATCTTTGGATACAATCAAGTCAAGGTAATAACACGTTTGTGTAGTACCAAGAATTTGAAATGCATCCAAGATTAAAGTAAGATGACGTTCGGTTGAGTCATAGTATTCAGTAAGAAACTTTTCAGCTTGATCATAATCATCACGTGTGCCAGTCAGCTTTTGCATAATGTCTGCTGGCATCTCATCAATAATTTTTTCGATTAAATACTCACGCACTGCAGGCCATGCGTGATGGATTGTAATCACATCAACAATTTGATTGGCAAGATCAACGTCAACAGAATTGAGTTTAGGCATGGTTGTGTTGATAGAAAAAACCCCCGCTTGCGCAGGGGCCGAACATTCCGTAGCCAGCTTACACGGCTTGAGCTTCTGTGTCTAGTGTCGGCGCAGCAACCCCAGCTTTTGTTAACTTATCTAACATCTGGCACATGACAGTTGCATGCTGGTGCGTCTGCTCCATGAAGTGAGCAGCACGCTCTGCACTGATGCGATGCACGGTACCACTGGGATCCCTGTATGCCCAGCTTCCATCAGGCTGTGGATCCCCCTGGAGAGCAAGACGTTCTGAATTGTGTACATACCTAAGCTCAAGGTTATGAAAATCCTTGAGTCCATCAGATGATGTCCAGGTAGCACCAAGGTTGTAACGCTGCTCTTCATCACTGAATGCATGGACTTCAGGGATAAGATGCTGGAAACAAGCAAAGATGTTCATGAGTTGAATGTAAAGATGTTGTTAGCTTGGACTTACATCAATAGATGTTGAACGCCAAGTGTGATCATGAGGCAAAGGCTCGGTACCGTAATCCCATGTATCAAAGTCATCCTCATTGCGAGGATCATTGTTCTCAAACAATATGTATTGAGGTTGACCATGTTCTGTGATGTACGCACCAAGGTTTTGCAATGCTTGTTGAAGCAGTGCTTCTTCTTCTGGTGTTATGTCACGATGTTCAGTCATGGTAAAGGGCTGGGCTTACATAGGTTGATCCTAATGCCAGCGGCTGTGGGGGCCGACCCTATGCTACAGCATTACGTAACGCCAGTGCTTGCTTGAATACTTTTGCGTAGTCTGATTCTTCTTGACTTGTCAATGCCTTATTGCTAATACCTTTGATTTGTTTAACGGCTAACATGCCTTGATTAAGTGATAGTTGAATTGTAAACAAAGGCTTGCCTTCAATCATACATAGTACAATAAACTCTTTACGTTTCTTAACAGCTTCTGCATATTGGTTGTGACTACCAACGCAATTACGTACGGCTTGACCCCAGCTTGCAAGCTGATGGGTATCTGATGGCTGAAAGAATGTCCACTTTTGATCAAGGTATTCAACCTTGATTGGAGTAGGAAATAAATCCTGGGGCAAATCTACTTTATTATTTTTAACCTTCCATGATTCAGCTTGCACATAATCATGGAACTCAGTAAGACGCCAACGCTTAGGTGGATCAATAGTTTTATTTGCATTAAAGATAGTACTAAGCATTCCAAATGTATCTGCTAATTGATAACACAAGAGTGTATCTTTTTCGCCATACCTATGACCAATATGTGGCTCATAGTTTTCTTTGTAATACTTATCAAGAATTAAAACAATTGAAGATACTGGCATGTGTTTTCTTAACCAATTACGTACAGGTATATAAGATTGATTATCTATGACATAAGTCATTCTCCAATTGCTGTAATCTAAACAACTTAATGCTTCTTTATATGTTTGATAATAATCAATAGGTGTATTAGGCCAAACACTATGCAACCATTTAATGCCATACATATAATGAATAAATTTATTCATTGGATCTAAAGCTTTTGTGAATTTAGTAGTGGTTGGATCTTGAAATATTTGTATTACTTTATTGCATACAGCTTGCAATTCCTTTTGAATAAAAGGCTTGCTTAAGATATCAGCCGGAACACCAAGCCTGCGTTGAATATGTGGAGTTAGATTTGCTGCAGTAGGTAACCAGTTAGGATCTAATACAATTTCTGTAAGACTTGGAAAATAAGCCACATAAACTCCAAACAAATAATGTAAATTGTTTCTTCTTTTGTCAACACGAGCAAACAAATTTGATTGATCTTTCCAAACAGGAATAGATTTTGAAAGTTGTTTATAAAAAGGATTGATGCAATTATCTTTTATGTACTTACCTTTTTCTGTCCATGCTGGCACACTTAAAGGATTCCAATGATAAAGATTAACACAACGCGCTGTATCTAATGTTATTTTCTTTGTGTAAATATGATACTCAACGCGTCCATATTTCTTTAACGTCATATCATCTAAACTAAAATCTAAATCTTGATCACCAAATCTAAAACCATCTAGCCCTTTGCGAGTAGCTTTAGTTGTAGAAATTGCATAACTAAAACCATACAAGTAACTTTCATCTGCATTAGGCAGCCATGCCGCAATCCATGTTGATTCATAGTAATAAAGAATTGCTTTTACTTCATTGCATGTATGCTGTGCAACTCCATTAATTATTTCTAAAACTTGTTTATAAAACACCCAATATTTACGTGGTGCAGTTTGTGAATTAATATGATCAACAGCTTGTTGCATTTCTGCCGCAGGAACAATATCAACAGGAATCAAATCATTAATATTACCAATAGGATATTTAGATTTCTTTTTAGTTGTTGCAGGTCCTTCTTCAATAGCTTTTTCTTTAGCTAATGCTTTCAATGCTGGATCATAAGCCAGCAGTTCATGATGCAGTTTTTCTGGGAGACGGAATTCCATTTGTGTGTGATGTGGTTATGTGTGTTGAGCCAGTTTAATGTCTTAGCTCAGGACAATCAAATAATTATTTTTTATCGATCAATGCTTTGATTAAAGCATTGACAACTTCAAGAGCCAATGCAGGATCTACATTTACTTCAACCTCTTCATCCTCATCTTCATCTTCATCAATGTAGTCATCTACCAGTTCATCATCTTCTGTTGATGGTTCCATGCCATACAACTCAGTAAGCATCTCGGCTACACGAATACGAACACGTGAGCTGGTTGGATAGTTAAGATCTTCCAGTTCATCTAGCATATTTACATAAGCCCAGCGAAGAACGCTGCTAACAACTTTATGCTCAGCGTGTTTTTCCATGACATATACACTACCGCCTACTGCAACAGCATCGGTATGTGCATCTTGGAACCAGGAGTTAATGACTTCAGTAGAAGGGAAAGACATTGAAATAAACCTCAAGTAATGTGTGTGTTGTTGAGTCAGTTTAACGTCATGACTCAGGACGCATGATTAGCTTACCTGAACCCAGTTCAGATTGCAATCATTAATGTACGCAAGCAGCTCATCATCTCCAGCAGGGAGATCAGCTTCGTCATCTGTAAGTAAAGAAGCCTTGCATAATGCAGGACAGTACTCAGCAGGGTCGTACATAGTCTGCTGATAAAGCAGCTGCATGTCATCAACCATTGCAAAGATTGTGTATCCATCATGATCAGTTTGTACCTTGACAATCTCAAGTACATCCATCAGTAGATACCCCACAGTGTGTTGGCAACTTTGCGTGTACCCTCATAGCCACCCTTGGCATTCATTGCCCGTGCATATGCACACTTAGCAGGACCTGGGTGCAGATAGTACAACTTAATCCAAGTCTGTAGTTCATCCTGCCACAGACGCATGTATTCATCTTGAATCTTTGTAGTCTCAAGCCAAGCAGTCATAAGAGTTGCAGTGTGAATTGACATGTGAGTTGAGTAAGTGGACAGCAGTTTAACGTCATGCTTAGGACGTGCAACTATTTTAAAGTTGCGACAATAGCACCAACTAAATAACCAAAAACAAAACTAGCAAGCATAAGTCCACTTGTCATAACTAAAACAATTGAATGTTACGTTTTGATAAGCCTGTACCTGGTAGAGATACAGATGCCCGGACTCCTGAGTCGCGGGCATTAAGTGTTACTTGGAATGGTCCAAGTTTAATTGACTTACTAAATGATTTAATACCACGTTCAGTAATATTAAATCCAGCAATTGTTTTATCAAAGTTAATTGGTGATTTCTTAGTCATCGTTCCAAGTGTCATACTCTGCCACTACAAAACTTAACGTAAAACTTTCAAGTTCTTCATGAGTAGAATACCTAGCAACAAATCCACCTGACCCTGCAAATCCACTTTTAATTGAACTAATCAATAATTGAGTAGCACTTTGTTTTAGTCTTGCAATAGTAGGTACGGCCATTAATTGATTTGTAATTGCATCTAATGATGTAATCCATTTCCAATCAAGAGAAGTCATTGCAATGTGAACTTTTTCAAATTCAAACTCTTCAATAACATCATTGATTAAACTTAGTTGATGCTCAGTTGGTTTAGTCATTTCAAATGCTCCGGCATGAGTAACTTTTGGTCATCATCATCCATGTTGGACACAATAAACTTTTGTCCATCGGGGGCGACAAAGCCCCCGATGAATCCAACACCTAATCGATCAGCAGATTCTTTCATCTTGGCAATGAACTGCATTGCTTCGAGTCGTTGCCGATCAATTGAATCAGGAATCTTTGGTAACTCAGGTCCAGTCATGTGTTGATTTGTAATGTGTGTGTTGAAGCTATCGACACTGTCAATGGTAGCACAGCAGCAGGGAGCAGCCCCACCGGAGCGACCGGCAGGGCTGTTCTGTTACCCACTGTAGGAAACCTTAAAAACTACAGTGCCCTGAAATATGGAGCTGACAAGGTTCTTCTTCGCTCCATACATATATTAGCTATGCATTGCTTGATGTTGTTGCCATGCAGCAGTATGCATTTCATCTAATGTGATAGGTGGTTCGCCAAAGCTATCACCTGGATCGCCAAAGTATAACAACACATGATTTAATGCTTCAATTGCATCATGCAAATAATCTCGTTGTATATCCGCTAAGTTAGGTTCTTTAATCATATCTTCTAGAACATTTGTTATTAACTGAAGCTTAACCTCGGCGTCAGCTTGCACAACACGTTTGGTACCATCACGATTGATGATAACCTTTGGAACAAAATAGAGTTGATGCATGGTGTCCTCAGTAATGAATGTGTACGCGAGCAATGCCATCCACTGGAACACCCAGTATCTTGGCAGCTCGATAGCTTAGGTCAATGCTGTCACACTCACATCGATCTGTGATTGGAACAACCAATGTCCTACCTCTGTACTGCACCTCGACTTGTGTGCCGCATGGCAACCAAGGATGTGCAGCACTGACTTTGTTATCACGGTATGTTCCACCGCAATAGTCTGGTCTACCGTCATACCACTGGTGATAGACAGTGGCAATCACTGGTCTTGCCTGTGCTGGTAAGCAGTTCAGTACTGCAAGTGTAATGAGGAATAGTCTTGAAGTAATCATGTGTTAAAGCAATGGGATAGTCCTATAAAGATCAAAGGATTCCCTGGTAGATCTTTACGGGGGTGTGGGGGGTTGGTCAGTAGTTATCCGACAGGACCCCAGTGATAGACTGATTAAAACATTAGACATACGTATATGCCTAACCCATCTTTCTTTGATGCAATGGAAGCCAATGGCGGCATGCGCTTTGGTCCACCCAGTTTACCAGATGCCCCAGGCATGTCGCCACAGCAGTACGTACAAAACTTAAGACTTAAAGCAGGCTATAACAATACCTGGGGCACAAACATCGGAGCTGAATACGAACCAAACACAGGTACTTTTAAAGGTAATGTAGACATTCCACTTGGCTCCCATGCTACTGGCTGGAAAGCAGGAGTAAGTGCATATGCTCGCCCTAGTTTTATGGGTGGCCCTACTGATACTGGAGCTATGTTTACTTTAGGAAAGAAAACATTAGAGCAAGTTGATACTGCAGATGTATTGAATAGGGTAAGCCCTAGTCTCAGAACCTTGTTAGAAAATAATCCTGCTGCCGCAGAAGAATTGCGCATGCAAGAGTTTAATCGTCGAAATAATTTTAATCAACCTGGTACAGATAAGTTTAAATTTTATGGAGGCTTTGATACTAATACTCCAGGTGGCCCACCTAATCCCCAACAATTCCTTCGTCAAAATATTCAACAAGGATTAGGTGCACCTAACGAATAAAAATTACGTGTGCTCACCCATGTCAGCACGGTATGCTTCATCGTATAACCAACCAGTACATCGGTTGGTACCAAACTCCTGCACCATGCGTCTCCGTATGACTTCTAGCATGGCGCCATAGTCTAACCAATCCATTTGTGGTGCAAGCCCACGACTGATTAGTTCACATTCCATGTCACGCCACAATGGTGCAGTCATTGGTTAATACCTCAAACTAAACTGAGAAGCCTAAGCCAGGAGTCTGGGTGATCGTGTTCGACTTCGTCACCCGCCGGGGTCGGGCAGCACGAGTCGAAGGTCCACTCTTCGATGTCTTCAAGGTCTGGGACATCGTACCATCCTGCAAGTTCGTCGTGTTCTTCAGAGGTGTAGTTGGCTCCTTGTGGAGCCCAGAAGCAACGCAAGATTCCTTGTTTGTTGCGGTAGACATCTCCGTTGTACGGAACTGCTGGAGCACCTGGGTAGGTGACTTCGACTGGATACTGTTCACTCCCTTCCTCTTCGGTAAGGGGTTCGTAGCTAAGGGCTTGGGCAATGAGCTGTTGTTCCGGCGTAAGAGCCATGATGCAATCTCCGTAATGAGTTGGATGAATAGAATGCTGAGGCAGTAAATGACACCGATACACACAGTGAGTGTATCGTATGTGTCAATGGACTTTGCTTTGGTTGTCATGAACAATCCTCCAATTGTGTTGTGTTGATTTGCTGACATTCCGATAGTTGATCTTGTGTCCAAGCCATTGGCATGTCGTCTTCATCTAGTTCTTCTTGCATGGCCATACGTTGGTAGTACGCCATGTCTGCTAGTACTTCCCAATGATCAGACCATTCCTGATCAAAAGTTTCCACTGGTTGATGCACTGAGTTACCTCCGAATGAATGTGGGTTGAGCCAGTTTAACGTCATAGCTCAGGACGTACACCTCCATAGATAACAGCCTTCTCCCTGGTAGTGGCTGTCACTACGGGGTGTGGGGGTCAGTTTCTGTTATCCTTCAATATGCCAGGTAATAGTTGACTTACCTTTCTTAATAGTTATGACTACACCCTGTCCCCCTGGAACAATAGTCACATGATCAGGGTTTACTATATCAATTTGCTCTGTCAATATTTGTGACTGACTTGATTCCAATGGGAGAATTTCTGCAATATCATGGGGGCTAGAACGTTTAGCTTCCATCCAAAAACTACCGTTCCAACTACCGTTCCTTGTATAGCTGTACCCATTTACTGAGTGTGTGTATATTTCGTTTCCATCTATTACTCCATCGTATATACCAATCTTTCCACTACGAAACTTAACTTTCTGCCCTGGTACACAACAGTCAAGATTAATGCCGGATTGAGTGGTCATGCTAGTACTGCATCGGTGTGGGTGATTAGTTCTTGTGTAATCAATTTATGTTACACATCTTAAGAACAGCAATGGCATAATCTTTGTCAGTAGCAAAAGGATCTTCAAATACAGTGACAGCCAACGCCATCAACTCATTATCAGTTGGTCGTTTCTTTGGTGATGTAGCTAAAGCCGCATTAGCGCGATCAACTAGTTCCATTGTTTGGGTATGGGTGCGGTCGTACTTACAAATTTCAACAAACTCAGCGCATAATGCACGAAAGTCAGGAGTGTTTGTCATGGCTTAAAAAAGAATAGCGTCAGTGTGGGTAATTAGTTCTTGTACGGTAACGACACCGTACTCATGCATATCGTCAAGTGTTAGCTCGTCGATAGGATCATAGTCATCTGTCTGGTTTTCAATTACTTCACATCCCACCTCTTCGAGCTGGTCAACGAAGCAAGACCAGTCTATAGCAGTGCCGTAGACATGGGCATAACGCCCTGTCATATCAGCAATCAATGCAACATAAGTTTGCATTAGTAACCTCGTGTAGTAGTTTGAATGTATGCAGCAGAACAATTTGTCCGTTGCAATGTAGCAAAAGCTGCCGTTACAATGCCAATTAAAATAACATAAGCTAAGACTTTGCTTGCGTAAAACTTAAATGAATCTATGGGATACATTTGAATTTTCATGGTGTAATCCACTCGTAATCACTTGGTTCATATACTGTTTCTGACCCATCATATTCTTCAATACGATAAGGGCCAAACACTTGTGCAATTTTTAAATCAGAACCACAGCCATTAGCTTTTTTGCCAAGTTCTTGTACGACTTGCACTAAGATTGGATTGTGACGAGCACAATCATATAAGTATGCACAATTGTTGTGAAGACTGTTGATACTAGTTTCGCCTGTAAATCCTAACTCTTTCATTCTTGTTAAAGCTTCAGCTGAAATACTGAATCCTCCATAACAAGCGTTGTAAACAACTTTGGTAAGCATTGAATCCTCCTTGAGTTAAGTGTGCGCAGAACCTTGTGAGTTCTGCAGAGGGCCATTGCTGGCCCAGTGCAGACTTCTACCAGTCGTAGATACGCACCACGTTTAACTCAACAGGTGATCTGTTGAGCAACTCTGCGCCTGTGACCAAGGCTTCTGTCTTTGTACGGGCATAGAGCTCTACAACAGAATCCTGGTACCACACTCGCCATAGTGTGCGTTCCATCACTCCTCAATGCCATAGGCCTGTTCCCACTTAAGGAACTCCCTATTGCATTGTACTTTCTGTTCTAGTACAGCACAGATAGGCATTAGATCAGTAAACTGAGTTATCCCATCTTGAAACTGATAAAACAACTCTAGTGCTTGTTGTCTAAGCTTTTCGATTTCCCAATCAATGCATGGGTGTGCACTGGTTGAATCTCGACGAGCAAGCAGCCTGACACGCTGAGTTAATAACTCTTCAACGTAGGAAATTTCCATGGTGTTGAATTGAGGTGTACTAAGCAGACAATGAAGTCTGCAGAGAGGGCCGTAGCCCTCAGTGCAAACGTCAGTCGCCTAGCTCTGCAAAGAAAGCTTTGGCTAGCTCTTGTGCTTGTAACCAGGCTGTTACTGACATGACTGCCAGCAAAGGCATGGTTGCACTATTAGAACCAGCAGCTTTCCATTCAAAGCTAAGCTCTAAAGCATACTCTTGTGCTTGCTCTTCTGTTTCGAAGAGCTCTGGTTCCCCATTTACAGCACAAACGTATGCATTCTTAATGAGTGACATTGAATTAATTTGCAATAGGATGCATGCGTTATTACAGAGACGCATCCCTCTGGCGTTGATGCTTAATCTATGCTACAAAATAATAAACAAGGCATCTCCTTGCCTTCTGCAATTAACTTAGCCTCCAGCTCTTTTGAAAAGCTGGAGGCTTCATCCATATCTTTGAAGAATATGGGTGCATCATTGTAAATGCACACGTATTCGTAGTTGTCCATGTGTTGAATGCAATGGGATGTATGCGTTATTACAGAGACGCATCCCTCTGGGGCATCAAACAATAGGACGTATGTCCTTGGGTTGAATCCAGTCAGCTAACTTACGTCGTACTGCACGAATGTCAGCTTGGATCATCTCCTTCGTTTGATCCTTCTCTAGCTTGACTGCTGTTGCCAGCAGTACATTAGACAGGAACTTACGTACAGCCATGATGCTCCTTGGTAAATGAAGCAGACTTGAGGTCTGCAGAAAGGGCCGTAGCCCTTAGTGCAAACGTCAGATCTTGTAGCCGTTCGCTACACACCACTTAGATGTGGCGACTGCCTTATCGGCAGGCCAATCGTGTGTACGGCATTGTGCTGCCGTTGCTTTATCCAGGGCTTTAACACCCACTGTCGCCATGACTCCTGTAACTGCTAGCCATGGTGCGACCATGGCAATGTACAGTGCGATGACTTGCTTAGCCACAGGAATCTCCTGTTGTGCGGTGCCTATCTCCGCTGGAGGCAATTGCTAGTCCCGGCATCACGCCTGGTACTCAGTTGTACTTACTCAGTGCTAACTGAATAAGCTCTTTAACCACTTCGCGGGAGAGTGGATACAGTAATGTTGTGCGCCATGTGCGCAATACAACCTCTCGTTGAGCACGAGGTAGATTAATGTAGCTCACAGAAAACTCCTGTGTGTGCGGTGCCTATCTCCGCTGGAGGCAATAACTGTGGGAGGGTTTGCACCCCCCAGCATCACGCATGGTACTTAGAAGGGAAACGTATCAATCTCCCCGTAAGAGTTAATGCTCTCATTGGGCTCTAACTCATGGACAAGTTGATGCGCCCATAAGTTACCCCATGGGTGAAACTGATTAGCGAACTCGCCAATTACTTCTTCTGCAAGAAGGATGGCTTCTTCTTTCGTGGCGGCTGCTTTATACCAGCAGCCACAATCAACTGCGTAGGTCATGACTTAAATAAGCCACACTCAGTGTGTGGCAATAACCAAAGGGAGAGTTGCACTCCCTCCTGCATTGCTGCAGGGACCCTGCATTGCTGCAGGGACTACTCTTGGCTAGCGCTACAATTCTGTACCGCGAAAGCGGGGGAGTGTAGCACACCCTAATATGAATACGTATCAGCTACGTATCAGCTTAATCCATGTAGGTGACGCTACCGAAGCGCCAATCAGGGTAGAAGTGCTTCTCCCAGAGATCAGGGCGAATCCGCCCCTTAACTAAAACTTGCTGGACAAGCGCCTTGGCGCGCTCGGGTGTGTGACCGTCGATTGATAAGCCGAGCTTATCACTCCACTTGATGTACACCCTGGAGCCAAAGCTCCATACCTTCGCGTAGTCCTTCAGCCGCCACACCGTGCTAGTATTGCTGCCGGCGTAGGTTGCTGGTGCTGCACTGGCTGTACTCATGGTCTCTCTCCTGGTGCGGGGTGCTAATCTCCCCTGGTAGCCAACCATCGGAAATTTAAAAGGGCTACCGCCCTTTCTTTTTTCCTCCCACCTTTTACTTCTGGTGGGTGGTTGGAGAAGCGTCAGGAAAATCTATTACCTACTTGGAGGTATATAGGGCCGACTTTTAAGTAAAACGTTAATTTTGTAATGGTTTTACCTACTTAGCCCAAATATTTACACAAAAAATCCAGGGTGTTAACCCTGGAAATAAAATTATTTTTCCCTAATCAAGGTTTAAATTTCCCGTGAACGCTTGTAGGCTGCTGCTGCCCCCCTGGCGGCACTAAATGCTTCCGTATCTGGGTACTTATAAGCAATTTTTTTGCTGTGTTCAGAAATAAAATTGCGTACATCCGTAGAATTTGCACCGCGATCGACTAAATCAAAGGCAGCGCTTTTGACTCCTTCAAGTTCTTGTACTTTTTTTGCGCGGTCGTCAATATTCATTGGGGTGAATTAGCTAATTCACTTGATAATATCTACTATACAACCGATATTTTTGAATTTTTACCGTATAAAATACTAACAAGAGCAAAAAATTACTAATAACCTCAAATGCCCCTGTCACCTGCTGATTTCTACGCTTACAGCCGCGCAACAGGGGCTCCTGTCGCTGATACTCCCGAAGAACGGGCACGGCAAGCGCCTGATGTGTACGCATTTCGGCAGTCGCAGTTACAATCGTATCAGCAGCCCGCTCAACAAGGCTTCAATGTCCTGGATGCTATTGGAAAAACTGCCCTTGCCGCCGGTGCTCTTGCCGGTGGTATTGGTTTATACCGTGGCCTTCGTGGCAAAGGAGCTGTCCAGCAAGTAAAACGCCCTGGGACACCAGCTACAGCTCCATCTGTGCGTCAGCCCTTGGAGCGTGTAGCAAACCTTACCAAAACTGCACCAGTACCTTCTCAAGCACCACCTGCAACGCGTCCTGTTGCGGTCGTAGTAACGGAAGCTAAGCCAAACCTTGGTGTACAAGTAACAAATCTTAACAAACCGGTTTCTGTTTCTACAGAAAAACCATTAGATCCTTGGCAAAGCGGTTTACCAACAAAGCCGATGCCTACGTCGGCACCGGTTCAGCGTACTGTAGCTGCTTTGCCACCAGCAGCAAAACAAACTAGCGCACTTCCTTTAGCCAATGAATTTCTTTATTCACAAATTGGCAAAATTTTTGGGGATGCCCCAAATGAAGATATTGTTGCAATTTCAAAACTTCGCCCATTTAGTGAATCACAATTGACAGTATCAAGCGGTCTTGATGCAGGAGATCGTTTTATTGAAGAGTATGCACCGGAGTACGAGAAACTTGTACGTGGGCAGGCTCGTCAGGATGCTGACGTTGCCCGAAGGGTACGTGCACATCAAATGCAAGTACAAGGCAAAGCCGAACGAATTCTTGCTGACATTAGACAAGAGGCCTTGGCAGAAAACAAACCTACTTCTCAAGCTTTTTTAAAAACAACGACTCAGCCTAGCGAAGAAGTCCTTGATCGGTTGGCAGAAGATTATGAACAACGAGCAGCGGCAAATATTGCGGGACAGCATGTTGGTGAAACAATGGTTGACCAACACAACGCTGAAGCCCTTCAACATTCTTATCAATCCGTTGCTGCTGTTAATTCAGCGGAAGACCAAGTAACTGGTCGTGCAGTTCATGAATTACAACAAGATCCCCATGTAGACATGGGGCAAGTTAATGCACAGCCTCGTGCAACAATGCAGGGTCCGCTTATGGCAAGCGACCTTAACTATGTCAATTTAAAACATTCAGGCATGCATCCTTTTGAAATTGAAGCACGGATGCAAGCATATGCAAATACCGGGGATCTTCGTTTATTGCATCCTCATTTTAACGTTGATTCTGTTGGTGCCCCAGAATTTGCAAAAGCTCTTGGGGTTGTTAACGCACAAATTGCCACTGGTCCAGAAGGAAGAACTCAGCTGGTAGCAGGTGATTTATTAAACCCACAAGGGGAAACTGCTAGGTCTTTTAGAGGTTCCAAAGGCACAACTATTTCCACTAAAGACGATGACTATGATCCTATGGCAGAGATGTTTGGGGTTGAAGGCGGAGTTGAGGTAACCCCTAGTGGAGAAGAGTTTCTTAAGGGAGGTGCATCTGCCGCATCCGATCCTCAAGGATTTGCAGCTCGTCAACTAGCTGCAGTACAAAATCAACAAGCACGTAGGGTAACGCAACAAAAACAAGGCGAACAATTTGAAAAAGCAATTGATGATTTTGGTACGCGTTGGGATGAATTACATCGTTTACAGGCTTCTGGAGAAGAACACACAGGGGTTCATTTTCCTAGGCGTACTGTTCGCCCTATTGATGCTTACGACTTAGATATTCCTACTCGTATCGAAGCAGATGAGAATGGTAATCTTTACCCAACGCGCTTGTTCCGCGACAGCTTGGATCCTGAAACAGTAGCCAAAGTTGAGGCTGGGCAACATGTTGAAGTAGAAGTTCCTTATCTTGTTAACAAAGAACGTGCTTATGCAGATGCAGATGCCTTTGGTAAACAAATGCCAGAGTTGCGTACTCTTGCGGCCAAATACCAAGAAACTGGATCAACATTAACGGGTCATTATTCATCTATTGTTGCTCCCTATGAAGGATCCGAAAAAGTTAATTTTGGAATCCAGGAAGGGCGTTATTTTGAGCCTGGTGAAACAGGAATTACCCCTGCCTCTGGCAAAGGTTCAGAAAGAGGCAAGTTAGTTGGTGGTACCGCTGAACGTGAATTGCCAACTGACATATACCGTTTGGAATACCATACAAATCCAGATGCACAAGGAAATGTTACCGTATATCCAAAAGGTATTTCTTTTGATCCAGAAACAGGAGAAGCAATTGTTTCAGAAGTTTCTTATCACAATTTAAATGCTACTCACTTAAAAACAAATGAACCTTTGTATAAAATTCAAGGCCGCTTAGATGCTGCTCCCGGAATGATTGCAACTCAACCAATGCGTATTAGACGTGTTCTCACAAATGAACCCGTTGGCAAAATTGTAAAACAAGGACAAAGAGGCCCTTGGCAAGCAGACGTTCATGTTGCTACAGATGAACTTGTTAACGCTCCACTCCAAATACAAGACCTGGAAGGCAATCCCGTAAGTTACAACGGACAAATTACAAAAGAATATTTACAAGCGTTAGATAATCGCGCACGTACTGAATTTAATAGCATTAAACATCAAAACTTAACCGAGCTCGAAAAATTGCGTCGATATGGGCACTTTAGTAATGAAGAAGCAAATCAAGTAAGAATGCTTGTAGATGAGCCAAGCAATAGCGAATTAATGGCATCACATCCCCTGGCGCAAAAAGCACAGGAATCAGGTATCCTTCTAGGTCTTGGAGATGAGTATGTACATCAAAATAATATTGTCAAACATCTATTAGCAACTGAAGCCGGCATTAAATTACCGGTTTTAGATTCTAATGCTCGTTATGAGTTTATGGCGCAAGCCACTGGACGCCCCAGAAATCCAACAGCAACGCGCACTTTGGTAACCGTAAATAACAATACAGGAGTTATTTACCCAATTAAACAAGAAGAGCTTGAGCATGCTCAATCAATTTTAGATGAAAACAACAATCCACTAATGCCGAAACATTTTGGCAAAGTAAAACAAAAAGACACTACCATATTCCGTGGTGCAACTGGGCAAACATTGCAAGATGCTACTCAATCAGCCAAGGATTATTCTGGTCGCCCGACTGGGGAGCGCGTTGGGTACGGTGACGAAGACTTTATTGAGGTTGAGGGAGCTTATGGAGACGAAGCCGTTGGTAACTTTGGCTCTGTAGAACTTGGCAAACACCGGACACCCCAAGAAATGCGTCGGTATACCAGTCCAGCAAACAAAGCATATTCAACAGGTGGTCCCATGGTTGGACCTAATCCTCATATAGAAGCTGTTAGCAGGACAACTGGGCAATGGGTCCCGGCGGGCTCTTCTCCGGATCTTAATAATGTGTTGTTTGCCCCGCGTCTTACCTATACCACTGCACCAAGGTCCCCTCGCGCCGTTCGCTATGGCGGCAGCCTAGAGCAAGCAATTATTGCTGCAGACCCACAAGGTGTCGGCCAAGCCATGCCAGGAATCAGGCAGCAAATGGGTCAAATCCAAAAATTAAAATTAGGTCTTGTACCGCGTTCAGAAACGGAAGGAAGAGTCTCTACTTTCCAACAACAACCATTTGATAGACGTACCGATGCTCCTGGTATTGAATCCAGTTACGATATAGGAGCTGTTATGCAACAGCTCCAAAGTCAAGCAGCTCGTCGTTCAGCAAAAAGAGGTAGGCGTTAATCATGGCTGACAAAAAAGAAAAAAAGTGGATTCAAGACGCTGACATTAAAGAAGGCGCTTTTACTGCCAAGGCAAAAAAGAAAGGCATTACTTCGGCGCAGCTGCAAGAAAACGTATTGTCTGATCCAGATAAGTACGATGAAAAAACAGTAAAGCAAGCCAACCTTCGCCGGACTCTAGTAGGATTACATAAGAAGAAATCTAAGGAATAAGCTCAATGTTATTTGATGATGAACGGCCCGATCCAAGTAAATATATTGGAATTGCTAATGACGGCAAGATTAAAAAATCGTTTGCAGATAACTTTCGCGTCAGTGCAAACAAAGGAATCGGTGGCCAATACCCCTGGGACCCTGGTAGAAGCACCGAACAAGATATCTTAAACAGAGTTCAATCTGCAAAAATTACCCTTAACCCACGTCTTGGCAGGGTAGACGATCAAGCTCCGTTAAATCATCAATTATTTATTGGACTTGGTAAATTTGTTCGGCATGAAAACTATGATTTTCAAGAAGGCAGACCCTTGACTGACCATCGGCCACAGAACAATAAAGATTTCAATAGTATCTGGGTGCAGGCCTACAAAATTAGCCCAACTATTCCTCCTGATAAACGTGCTAAGAACAGGATGCCAACCGCGGCAAATCCAGATCCAAACGGATATATTAAACAACTGGCAGAAAAACAAGCTGTCAACGATGTGGAGGGGGCTCCTTTGGATTCAGCACCTGAGGAGCCTTCATTGCCAAGCGCAGAAGACAAAACAAAAACAGCTTGAAATATAATAAATAAAAAGGTAAAAATATGGGAATTAGGAGCGGTCTTGCAGGAGTAGCGAGGAACGTTGGTAAAGCTATCCAGGCAGAAGCTCCTGTTGTAGAGAGGGCTGCTGCAAAGGGTACGCAACGTGGCATGTCTGCCATGAGTAAGGCAATTTTGCAGGACTCAATTCCAAGTGCAGTTTTAACTACAGGGTTTAATCTCATTGCCGGTGTCAATCCATTGACTGCCCTGGCAGCAGGCGCAATTGATCTTGGCATGAATTATGGAGGCATTCAATTAGCAGGTAAATACTCCCCTGGAAACCTAGGCAAACTATCTTATACAGACCCAAGAACAAAAGAACTGGTAGAGCATAATCAATTTATTCCTTCTCGTATGCAACGTGGCGTGCAAATGGTTGCACCTATTGCGTCAAGCCTTGCAATTATGCCTTTAATTCAGGCGCAAGAACAACAGCAACCAGAGCAAATAGATCAAACTGTTTCAACTGATCAACAAATTATGCAACGGCAATACATTAACAATTTACAAAACCAAGCAGTTTCTCCTGGAACCAACTTTCAAATGCAAGGGCTTGAGTCTACCCTGGACCCAGGAGCCCGAGATTTTGAAAATGCTTTAGCCATGATGGCAAATTCTGGATCTAGGTGGTATTAATGAACTTAATTGATCATGTCTTAAATTTTGGTAAAAGCCTAAAAGAAGGTTACACCACTGCTGCGGAAATGATGTCCGCAGCAGGAGATAGGGGCCATAGCATCTTTAATCCTACGTTTTATCGTGAACTAAAAGCAGGCGCTCCCGAGCAAACAGCACGAAGAATTGTAGCAGATCCTGGAACTAATATTGGCAGGCCTCAACAAGTTGTTACATCTCCGGGAAGAAATCCTATTTCTTTAACGGAAACGCCCGGTAAATTTTTAGGGGCTTATACAGCGCGTTTATTGACAGATGTTGGAAATGATTCCACCAGGCGGTTTTATTGGCGTTACAACCATCCTTTGGCAATTGCAGATAAAGTTCTTGAAAATGCCATTGGGGAAAAAGTTGCTCAAAAGCTTACCCCAACTCAACGCTCTTTAGTCAACTTAGGTGCAGTAATACCGGCTGCTGCCTCTATGGGAATTTACGATATTACAAATCCGGAAGAGCAATTTAGGCCTAAAGGCTACACACAAGAATACTCGGCACTTGGTGCAGATGATCGAAGGTTATCTGTTCAACCAGGACAAGAGTTGTTCGATCGTTTTTTCTTGCAACGCCAAGGGGATCCTTTGAAGTATGAAACAGCAAAAGCAGAAATTCCTGATCTAACTCCAGAGCGTTACGGTAACTATATGAATTTTAGGTACCAAGATAAAGGCTTGCTTGGCCTGGGACTTGTCAAAGCAACACCAGAAAATTTACAAGGTGTTCCAGAAGCTAGGATTCTTAACGTACCTGTAAGTGTGCCAGCAGTCACTGCAATTGCTGGCGGAGCGGCTGCATTGCGTTATGCCGGACAAAATAAAGTTAAGCCAGGTAAAATGGCACTAGCAGGCCTAGCTGGTTCCACTGCTGGAGCAGCAGTGGGCAATCTTGTGAATGAAGTAATTGCCATGGCCAACCGACCCAAGCTACCAGACTTACATCAGTACCAAGAGCAATACGGCATGAATTTTATTAATGATTCCCGGCAAGGAATAAACTGATAAAATTAATGTATTGAAAGATAGTTTGTAAACATGACTTGGTCTTCTATAGCTGGTTTAGGAGGGCGACAAGCGCCGACAGCTTATGATTTGCGAATGGCACAAATGCGTGCAAATCAATCTGCGCAAGGCCAAGCGCCAGGTTCTCCTTCTGCCGCTACTACCAATCTAGATGGTGCAGGTGCTTCGCAGCTTTGGGATACAGTAATGCAAACTGTCAATAATATTCCTGGGCAGCTAGAAGCATTACAAGGAAGAATGAATACCGCAGTTCAAAATATTCCCGCAGGTGCTAAAACTGCCGCCAGCCGCACCGCTCGTTACGCTCCTGGTGCTGCCGTTGCTTTAGGTCAATTTGGTCAAGGCAATATTCTTGAGGGCCTTGGTGCCACAGGTGGTACTGCCCTAGCTGGACAGTTGGTAAAAAATCTTCCGATTCCGGGAGGCCCGCTCGCCAAGGGTGCAGTTAAGGGTGCAGTTGCTGTTGGCGCCAGCCTCCTTGGTGGCATCGGTGGCGGTGTTGTGGGCCATGCCGTCAGTGGCATCGGTGGGCAGCTTGCGGGTGGCCTTGGTCAGCTTATGGGTGGCGCACAAACTGCTGCACAGAACGTCGCTAACACTGTTGGAGGGGTACAACGTGAAGCAGGCACTTCTGCTGGTAGCGGCAGGGAAGTAGGCCTTGGTGGCATGAGTGACCAGGAGTTCAACCGCCTTAAGGCCCTGGAACAAATGGGAATCAATACTAAGCTTTCCTATGCCCAGTCAATGATGCCGCTAATCAACCAGCAGAAGCAAAACGATTTTGTGCGCTTCATGCAAGCCAATCAACAACAAGGTCAGATTACTGGTGCACTTAATCGTCAAGCCCGTGCTTACGATTTGGTTTCCCAGTCATCTGCCGAAAATACTGCTATTACTCAACAGATGCTTGCATCTAATCCTTACGCTCAGGTTGCAGGAAACTTTGCCAGCGCTCGCGCTTAATAGATATGGGATTCAAACTTGACCCAACTGAAGCTTTCAGGGGCATCCAACCAGGAGCTGCCCCAGGGCTTTTTAGTTCAAATTTAACCAATGCAATTCCATTAACTAAATTTAAATATGATTTTAAAGGAGATTTTAATCCGGTGCCAGGTATTGCATCGCAGGCGTCTTTTAACACGCCTCAACTGGATTACACTAAACTTAGTTCTGGGGCGCAAGAACTGGCAGTTTTAATGAACGCCAATAGGGTTACTCCAGAGCAAAGACTACAGCAAACGCGAGAGCTGATGGAGTTACAAAACGAATATGATAAAAGAAAGGGAGATCAAACTCAACAATATGCGCTTGTAAACGGCATCATCAATTCGCTGGGGAGTATTGGCAGAAACGCTGGTTCTAGGTATGGATCTGATCCTGATGCTGTAGCAGCAGCTGCTCAACGCATGGCAGCCCTATCTGCCTCTGGACCCGGTTTAACGCCGCTTCCCAATGTGCCAGCGGTCAGGTACTATAACGTTTAATTATTGCAAAGGGTAAATAACAGCCATGGCAGATTCACCGTTCAATCCTTGGTCACTAGGAGTAGCAGGCATAGGCGGAGCCTTTTCTCTTGCTAACGGTCTTATTGCTGCTGATGCACAAAACAAATCCACTGCTTTGCAGATGGATATGGCGGCACGTGCTCAAGAATTCCAAGAGCGTAAAGTTGCAACCGACGCTCTTCAGCAACGTTGGGGTGCAATCGAAGTTCCTGCTTGGCAACAATATCTACAAGGCAATGCAGCGCTTAAACAACAAAATATTTTTGATCCAAAACAAATAGCTTTGGAGTCAGATCGTTATGGTTTTAATCTTAAAAACGAACTTTCTCCTGATGCCCTGAAATACACACAAAAGAAAAACAGAGATGCTCTGGAAGAAGCAATTAAAACTCAAGGCGCAGCTGCTGAACGGCATTTTGGCTATTCAACTCCCAGTCCTTTTGCATTCTCAAATCCTTCATATTCCGTAGGCTAAGTCTTAAGTTGTATTAAAATAAAAAAAAGAGCGTAAACTAATGGGCGGCACACCTAGCTATAGAGCTCCTGAACCTGATCCTACAGTTCAGGCGATTAATGCGCATACGTTAAAACGTTTGCAGCATGATGAAGAAATAAAAGATGCTCAAGATCTTGTTGATAAACAAAGAGCAGAAGCGGTAGTAACTACTGGCAAGGAAGGTTTTAATTCTTTTCTTAGCAATCTAAAAAACAGATATAGTTCTGGTCTTGAAACCACACAAGGAGCTAAAGCGGCCTACGACAAATACGTTGCAGATTACAACTTAGGCAAGGACTTTTCTGGTGCATCTGAATTTAATAATTTCTACGCAACTACTGCAAACAAGGAAGCAGGTGACCGCACCTATCTAGCGGGACAAACCTACAGGGATCTTCTGGGGCGCGAGGCAAAAGCTGACGAACTTGAGAAATTTAGTACTAGTGCCACCCATGGTTTTACCCTTGGGATGCTTGCTGATAGTCTTAAAAATTCAGATGAATACAAGCAAAGCGCAAGTTATTTTGCTAGCCCAGCAGAAGCTGAAGCTTCTTTTAAATATGGCACGCAAGTCCGTGATGCAGAAGGTAAAAAAACTGGTAAATATTCATTTACATTTGCCCCTAGCGCAAGTCCCACCCTTAACAGCGGTTCTTTAAGGGCAGGTGGAATTTCTTTTGGTGAATCACCTACTACAGTTACCGGAACGCCAGAGGAAATTGAAGCCGCAAGAAAGAAGGAAGACATGAAAACTACCTTTTTGTACAACGCAGGGCTTGCCAACCTTCAAGGTCAAATTGATAAAGAAACAACCAAACTTAAAAATGCTGGCGCCAAAGAAGTTGCACAAGTTCAAGGACAAGGTCAATTACTTTCAAACTTAACTTCAGGATTCTGGGGATAAGTACGGATTTAGGTTTGCTATGATTTAAACAGTTAACCAAGATTGACATGGCTTTACCCGATATTTCAGCCAATGAATATTACAGGAAGGCTCTAGCAGATAGCCAAAGTGCTGACGCAGATACTAAATCTAGTGGTCAAGCTGCACTTGAAGATATTTACAAGCAACGTTACCAGCAAGAGTATGGTGGCATGGGTGCCGCTGCCCTTGGCGACTTTAAAACTCTTCTTGGTCGCTTGGAAGGCTCCAAGATTCGTCAACAGCAAGCCAAAGATATCTCGGCCCGTCCCAACATCTATGCTGGCGGCCTCGCTAACATGATGGCTAACTTCTGATTTATTTATTGCTTAGGTAAAAGAAAATGGCCGCTGATCTTAGTTATCAAAATGATCCCCGCTGGGGAAGTTTTACGGACGAAGAAAAATCGGCTTATGATAAAGAACGCCTTAAGCAGGACTACAATCCAACGCTTACGGAAGATCAACTTAAAGCATACAAGGATACTGCCGCAGTAACATACGAATATAAAAAGAAGCAGCTTGAAGACACTCGTGCCCAGCAGGAAGCTCTTAACACCCAGAAGCAGCAGTTCAGTCAGCAAGACGAAGATCGAGACTACCGACAGGCCAACCAGGCTTATCGATATTGAGCTGTTTGACTCCTGGACGGACAACCTGGATTCGTCTACCCAAGAGTCATTCTATTCTTTTGCTGAAGAAAGTTATTCTGTAATTGAATGCTACCTCTACGCCCGTTTCCTTGGGTATAGAGGTAGTATTGTTGCGTGTGAAGAATGGATTAAAGATCGATATACAAAGCCAGATTATCGCAAGGTGCTGGCAAGTGAAATCGATGAAATGCAGGAAGACATTCGCAAGCTACGAGACGCAGTTGAAGAAAATACTGTAAAGCGTGACGCAGGTGTTGCACGTATTGCTCAGATGCAAAAAGAATTGCGTGGCACAATTGCTCAGATGGAAGAGTTTACTTCCGCCAAGGATCGCAAAGGCTTGTTAATGGCTGGTGCAGATAGGGCCATTCGTGAGATTATGTTTATTTTTAAAGATGATCCAATCGAATTGCCGCTGCATGAGGCCACAATGAGTGTGTGGGCACGCATGCAATTAGAAGAATAATGTTCTAATATAGATACAAAGCATAAAGTACATGGCTTTTCCTATTCCCCCCAAGGGCCAACCTCCCGCCGGCAAAGGTGCAGTTCCTCCTGGTAAAGGCCAGCCTCCTTCTGGCAAGGGTAAGCCAGTTCCCCCTACCAAAGGCAAGCCCGTACCTCCGGCCAAGGGTAAGCCCGTCCCTCCTAAAAAGAAGTAAGAAATGGGCGCCACAGCACCACAGCCTTCTGGTAAAGGAACCAATACCTCTTCTGGTTTTTACCAGAATGCGATGCAAAATGCAAAGCAACAGGTAGCAAACGTTGATCAAACCCAGCAAGCGCAATCGCAACCTGGTCAACCCCCCAATGCTCCTGGTGGGGCAAACAGTGATTCGCTTGCTGCATACAACAATTACATGGCAAAAGTTGGTCCTCAAAACAACCAGCCTTTCCAAAGAAGCACATCTGATTCTGCGCCCCCTCCTAACTACAGCGCAATCTTTGGAGGCGACTGGAATACACGGGCCCCTGGAGCACCTACTCCGCAATCACCCGGAAATGCCACGCAGCCCCCTGGAAACCCGCCGCCTACCCAACAGCGCATACGTCCTGGTCAAAAGCCTCCACAGGGCATTACAATGGGCGCTGGACGCGCTAGCCGCTCCTTTGAGTAATGGCTATTTCTAAGATGCCGCCAGAGCTGCTTTCTCATTTTAAAAAGAAAGAAGCAAAGAACGAAGACGGTAGTGATATGGATGACAAGCAAAAGCGCAGGGCTGCCCTGGAAAAAGCACGCCAATATAAAGAACAGAAAGCCAAGAAGTAGGGTAGTATTTAGGTAGTAACTACAACTACCAGATGCCTTCCTACTTACATCTTGCTTATCGTAGGAATGCGCGTGCAGTTGCAAAAAATCATCAAATTAAAGAAGTTAGAAATATTGAGCAAATTCAAAAGGCTCGTGATGACTTTGGCTACTTTTGTGACTACGTAGCTGATAAGCCTCCCGCTGAGCACCATAAAGATTGGCATAAACATTTTGTAACAAATACTGATAGTGCTTGCCTTACAAAAATTGGTGGTCCCAATATTGATCTACTTGCTCCACGAGGATCAGCAAAGTCCACAATCTTAGGTTTGTTTACCGCCTGGGCCATTGGTGTACACACCACCGCTAAGAAGCCTCTTCAGATTCTGTACCTTTCGTACACCGTAGATATTGCTCGTTCTAAGTCGGCAACCATTAAACGCATCATCGAAAGTAAACGCTATCAAGAAGTATTCCCAACGGTACGACTTCTAAAAAACGTAACCAGTAATGAGTATTGGTCAATTGATCATCGCTTTGCAGGGATTGATACCACTGGTGATGAACAATTTACCTTATGTGCTGCAGGCCTCAAGGGTTCAGTGACTTCCAAGCGTTCACACCTAGTCTGTATCGATGACCCTATTAAATCTGCGGCGGACATTAGTAATCCTGACATCCGCAAAACCATGCAGGATAACTGGAACGCAGTGATTGCTCCCACCATGTTTGAAGGTGCGCGGGCTATCTGCCTTGGTACCAGATTCAGGCATGATGATATTCACGCAACAACCTTCAATGAACAAAACAATTGGACCCAAATCGTCCTTTCTGCAATTCAAAATGATCCAAAAACAGGAGAAGAGATTTCTTACTGGCCGTCCCAGTGGTCGCTAGATTACCTAAAAGAAAAGAAACGGCAAGCACCTATTGCTTTTTCGTTTCAGTACATGAATCAAATTGTCAGACAAAATGAATTATCACTGGCGCCAGAACTTATTGTCAAGGCAGAAATTGCAACAGAGTTTGATGCCCTGGGAATTGGCGTTGACCTGTCTGCGGGTATTAAGGAAAAGAATGATTACACAGTATTTGTCCTTGGTGGGCGAATAGGTGATGTCATTCATATCATTGATTACAGGCGTATTCGTGTCATGGGTAACTTGGAAAAACTAGACGCCCTAAAAGAACTTCTCAATGATTGGTCTATTATTGGCCAAGATATGAACGGTAATTATTTTCCAACCTACTCCACATGTGACATCTGGTCTGAAGCGGTACAATATCAGGCCTCACTGGAAGCAGACTTTAAACGCGTCTGTCTTAATAACGAAAGTCTCTACAACTTGATTTGGCACCCAGTGAAAGGGTTCCGTGCAGACAAGCTTGCGCGATTCCGTGGCATCATAGGCATGTTTGAAGACAGAAAAATTATCTTCAACCGGTTTAGGAACTTCACTAATCTCTTCGAGGAACTCACAAACTTCGGAGTAAGTGGGCATGATGACACTGTCGATGCTCTCGTTTGGTTGGTTACCGGATTGGCAAGGAAAGGAGACCTTCACCTTGATTACTAAATAGTACAATATAAGAAAATAAAAGCAACCTACCTTGGCTCCCTTTAATAACGCTGGTTTTTTTGGGAGATCCCAAGACCGCTTTCAGGCGCTATACGAACGCATCTTGGAAAACGAAAAAAGGATTGATTTTCTCCAGGAGCAGATTAATCGAATGCCACTGGAGTACGTTTTAAAAGTTGACTTTCTCCGTGAGCTACAACAGATGCAAGATAATTTTAAGCAGATCAACATGAAACTTGATAAACTAATCGAAAGACTTTGAGCACATGAGCTACATCCTGGAAGTACAAGAAGACAAGAATGGTGAGAAATTTCTCATATTTCCAGACGACATCATAGAAGATCTTGGTTGGCAAGAAGGTGATATCCTGGAATGGAAGCTAAAAGGTAACGGAATTGTCTTAAGCAAACTTAACGACAGTGCCGGTTACGAGGTTATAGAAGAGTAAAATAAAAACAACGAAAAGAATTAAGATGTTTAACAACAGTCTTTACGGGGGATACATGGGAAATGCTGGTGCATTGGCTCAGGGTAATCCTAATTTCTTAGGAGGAACACGCACTGCAATTCCAGGAGCAATACCTGGTCCCTACCCAGTTCTTCCTGGAGAAGATCCAGAAGCAATTAAGGGTGTGTATGGGCCTCCGGTTCAAATGCAACCTCCTGTAAATATGCAGCCAAGGCTTCCACTTGCGCAAGGCTTTGGAGATATTGGGAATATGGGCGGTATGCAGCTGGCTAGCGCAAAAGGTTTTAATTTGTTTGACCCCAGGTCTTGGTTTGGAGGTGCTGAAGAAGTAATGAAAAAAGGAGTAAGAACAGATACTCCAGCCGGAAAAGTAATAGATGCCAATCAACGTGAAAAACAGATGTATGATCAACTAAAGCAGCAAGGACTGCTGTAGCAAATATTGACATGAAAACAAAAAAACTGGTTAAAAAAGCACTCAAGACTCCGGAGCTTTATACTCCTGCTGAGGTATTGTTTTTTATGCGTTGGTTAAAACAAAAGAAGCTTAACAAAACTGCTAAGATACAGAAAGATAAAGGGGTTAGTAGTTAATGGCGGTCGATGCAAAAGCTAGATTAAAAGAAATTATTGACGCTACGGTCGAAAAAGATGGGTCGGCGCATGTCGATACCATGGTCGTTGGGTCGCACTTGGCACAAATGAAGATGTTCGGCATCCGTCAGGGTGTCGAATTTTTTCCTTCCCAAGATAACTTTGGCAATCAACGTAAAGATTTCCTTGATCGTGTAGTTAAATACAACCAGTTAGATACCAGGCTTGATTCCATTTGGGACTACTTCTTGTGTGATGGAAAAGGCATTTTTTACATTCGCCCTACTCAGTCCAACTATCGCCTGTATTATTTTCGTAACCATGAATATCGTAGTTATTACAACGTTGATGGCCAGCTGGATGAAGTCGTAATCATCTACAGTTATAAGGTTAAGAAGGGCAATGGCTTTGGTGATAACATTGCGGTAAGCAATATTACAGGTACGCAAACCCTTGGCGCACAGGGAGCCAAGCGTTACATCAGGCTTTCGATTAAACGCCGCACCATTGAAGAAACGCATTCAGAAGGCGAGATGTCTTTTGATATGCCCAACTATACTGCACTTGGTAAAACAAAGAAATTTGATAACACTCTCGGATTTATTCCTTGCGTAGAAATCTTTAATAATCCCAAGGGTTTTTCGACCGAAGGTACGGGTGAATTTGATGCTTTTGCTTCTCACATTACTACGCACGATGAACTGGTACGCACCATGCGTAAAAACGTTCAGTTCTTTGGTAATCCAACTCTTCTTTCTTCCAGGCCTAAAACAGACCTTATGGAGTCAGGTTCAGACTCCGCTGTTCAGCGTCCATCCATTGCAGCAAACTCAGGCTTTGGAAGCCTTGGCGCACTAAGCCGTTCTACATTCAAGGCTGATCCCATTGGTCGAAGCAGTGTAGATGGACAGATTCGCGTGCCACGGGTCATTGCAAACCTGGAGCCAAACGATAGGGTTGGCTATATTGTGCCAGATGCTATTACTGGTGATCAAAACGCATTTGCTCGTACGTATCGAGAAGAAATTCGCACTGCCCTTGGTGGTGTAGATGAACTATCAATTTCCGCTGGCGTAACTGCAACTGAATACAAATCATTGTTTGGCCGTGTAGCTGCAACATCAAAGAAAAAAGCTATTGCTATTTATACTTATGGGATTGCACGTTGCCTTGAATTAATTATTTTTCAAGAAGAAAGATTGTTCAGGGCGTCGTTAGCGCATGCCGCAGGTTTTGAGGAACCTGTGGAACCCCCGGAGGATGCACCGCCAGAGGAAAATCAAGCATACAAAGAAGCTGTCACTGGGTTTGATGAAAAAGTCAAACAAGTCATGATGGCTTGCATGGAAACCAAGATTGTTCCACCTGGTGTTACGGGACTAATTCCTGATGGTGACGTAACAGTTCTTTGGCGTTGGACGGGTCCTGTGTATGAGGAATCAACACAAGATGTTTTGAACAACTCTATTGTTGTTAGAAACCTACAGGAGTTAGGTGTTGATAGCATTGAAGCACTGAAGTTTCTCTTTCCGTCAAAAACGGATGAGGAACGAGCCGCAATGTTAAGCGGTTTCCCGTTCAGGATGGTAGGCGAATTGCAGAATGCATTTTCTCAATTTGCTCGCCTTGTGGGTGGAATGATGCAGACCCCCCACCCGGAGTCACCGGATCTTCCGATGGCTGCGGATCCAAGGCTGGATCTAACACCGTATCTGTATCGAACACTAGAAGCATTACAAAAGGAGATGAGTTATGCAGGACGCTACCGTCCAATCGATCCCACAGACGAGCCCAGTGTCGTCAGTAGCTCCAAGCAGCTACGTGATGGCGGCTCCGACTCCGACGCAAGCGGTGGCGGTCCAGGCCCCCAGCTACCAGCAAGCGCCGGCACCCCAGGCGTATCAGGTGGGTACCAGTTACCCCCAAGCGGTACCTCAGGCGACGCCCAACTACCAATACGCCCCTACTCAGTACGCCCCCCAATCCCAACCGAACTACTCAGTGCCCTCTCAGGAGGCACCGGTCAGCAACCCATGGGAATCGGCGTTCAACAAGGTGGTCAACCTACTGAGCGCTCCAGTCCAATCCCCCTTCCAGGGTCAACAGTCGACTCCGACGACTCAGTACGCCCCGGCCAATTATGGAATGCAGAGCAGCCCCCAAGCTTTGCAACCCTTGGGGATGCAGACCTCATATCACAGCCAGGCCTCATCGCCCAGCTATTCCCAAACCTCGTCAGCTCCTTCCTTGGAGCAAATCGCGGACCTGGTGGGGATGGGGCAGGAAAGCCGCCAAGTGATGGACGCGTTCGGAATCGAGGCGCCCGCCGTTCTAAATAACTACGCCCTTCAACTTGAAGGGATGCTCGATAGTGCTGTTGCCTGGAGCAATGAGGCACTTGGCACCCTGCAAGGTTATGCCAACTTTGCAGTTAATGAGCACCAGGAGAACCTGGTGTATAACGAGATTCTGACTAATCCCGACACCCTTAGCGATTACACGCTGCGGTTCTTCGGTCCGGAAGGTCCCTATCCCGTGTACGAAAGCACTGCAGAACTTGAGCGTCCCGGTTATCCGACTCGGCCTGCCATGGCTAACGTCGGCAACTTCCCGGCTCCTCCTTCTGCTGATGCTCCCCAACAGCCTGAAAACTTCTGGGGTGGTTTCAACGAAATCATGGCACGTGACCCCCAGAATGCCTGGCGCGTTCTGAACCAAGCCCAACCTCAAGTTGTCGCAAACAAATTGTTTGTGATGGAATAATTGAGGGAATAATTTTAGCAGTTAATATGTAAAATTATTAGCTGCTAAAATTTACAATAGATAAGACATTTTGATGTCTGAATCTTTCACCTGACAAACTACAGTCCTGCGACACTGGAGGATAAAACAAAGTGTTTCTTGATAACGATTTTCCTAAGATTCTTGGTGCGGAACTCTATCGTCCCCACCCTGCATACATCGCGGAAATGGCAGTTGAGCCCGTGGTTGTTCACGACTTCACTCGCCAACCCGGCCAAACCGTTCAGCTAGACCGCTATAAGTTCTGGGGTACTCCTGGTACCAAGGACAGCCGTGAGCGTATTGCCGACCAAACCATCGGTACCGCTAACAGCCGTAACATCACCAAGGAGAAAGTCCTGGTGGTGCTTAAGGAATACACCGGTCCTGCAGACCCCGGCGATCCCACCCAGCCTTCGACCTTCAAGATTGCCCGTGAGACCCTGATCACTGCCCAGCGCATGCTGCTGGACACTGGCAACCTCAACATGTTCCACCAGTCTATCGGTAGCCTGACGCTGCTTGATGACTATCGTCGTTGGCGCGACCGCGTCTTCATTGACGAACTGGCCAAAGCTGAAGCCAATGGTAAAGCTGACACCACCCAGGGCGGTTACTACTTTGCTGGCGGTAAGACCAAAGATTCCTCTGGTCGTATCTCCTATACCTCTACTGAATACACTGCTCAAGTTCAGCAGTTCCAAGTTCGTACCGACCTCCTGAACGTCGTCAAGGACTTGCGTAAGCGTAACGTGCCGACCTATTCCGATGGTCTGTATCGTTGCATCTGCGATCCTACGTTCATGATGCACCTGCGTCGTGACTCTGACTTCCGTGAGATCGCTCGTTATGCTGGCAACCCTGGTCAGGGCATGTACATGGGCAACCCCGGTATGCCCAACAACGCCAGCTTCTACATGGGTCCCCAAGCCGGCCAAGGTTATTTCCTTGCTGGTGAACCTGTCATGCCTACTGGCGTGCAGTTTGAAGGTGTTAAGTTCTTTGAGTCGACCAACTTCCCGACCAAGACGATTAGCGCTTCCTTCGATGGTGGTTCCACCTACACTTCCCAAGAAGCAGCCCAAGGTTACTTCTTCGGTCCCCAGGCAGTTGGCGTCGGTATCGGCGGCCCCAACGCTCAGGTGCTCATCAACAACAACGATGACTTCAGCCGTTTCATCATCCTGATTTGGCAGCTGTACGCTGGTTTTGAAATCCTCAACAAAGATTTCATTACCGATGCCTTCAGCTTTGTCTCGGATGACGGCGTTATTAAGTAACTTAATTAAGTAACTTATACCTCACTCTTAGGAGAAATAAATGACCTACTTGTCCGCTAAAAAGATCTATCCAGGTAACTGGAACAATGCTCTCAATGGTTGGTACAAAAACATTGACGCTAACCCCGTCGATGGTACCAACGATGCCTCCAAAGGTGGCCCCACTTCAGTGTTGGCTACCCCTGGTTATCGTTACTTCCAGCAGCGCGGTTACATTCCCGTGACCTGGGCCTCTGGTAACGCTACCGCCAGCGGTGCCTACATGAGCGTGATCGTTCCTTCGCCTTACCGCCAGGACGACACCCGTACTGACATCACTGGCATGGTGATCTCTGGTAGCTCTACCCAGCCTATTTACGTGTATCGCACTGCGATCTCCGTGGCTTCCGGCTGGGGCGATGGTCGCGTTGCATCTGGTGTGTATGCTGCTACTGGCAACATCATCTCCTTCGGTCGTAACGTTGGCACTGCAGCTGCTGCTACTGGCGTTGCCTTCTCTGGTGTTGCTGAAGGCGCCATCCAAGCCAACATGACCTCCACGGTCTCTGGTGATGCTTCCACCAAGATTTACTTTGCTGGCGGTACGCAAGGCTTTGGTACCAACCCTTTCATCACTAGCACGGGCACTCCTGCTATCTCTGGTGTTGGCTCAGGTACTGTTTGCTACTACTCTGCTACTGCTGCTACCACTCTTGGTGTGTTTGCAAAGGGCGCCGCAAATGATACTTCCACTTCTGGTGGTGTGTACATTTCTGATGCTGACGTTGCTGCAGGCCGTACTGGCTACCTGGTTGTCGAAGTGTGCTACATCCGTCCGGATGATGCTCCTGGCTACGAAGACATCGACGGCTACCTGACCGGTCGCACCGTTAGCTGATTAGGTTAAAGTGGATACCAGACACCCTCTGGTATCCATGCTTTACCAACACAAGAAGAATGGCGCTCGCGTCAAGATTGTAAGTGAGTTTGATAATGGCGACTGGTATATGGTTGAAGACCAAGACGGTCGCCTTTTTACCGCTTACAAATCAGAACTCTTGCCAGATGAAGAGGCAACTAAAAAAGTTAAAACTCTTCAGGTAAAAGATAAGGCTGCGGCTGAAGAACCACGCAAGTTCCCTCCTGATACCCGCCTTAATATTAATAGTGCTACGGCACAAATGATTGCGGATCACATTAAGGGGATTGGCCTTAAGACTGCTCGGGAAATTAAGGACTTGCAAATGAGCCTGTCAGGTGAAAGGTTTAATAGCTTGGAGCAGTTGAAGCAAGTGAAACGTGTTGATTGGGATTCAGTCTTTGCCGCAAATCTGGTAAGAGTGTGATTCACATTTAATCCCGTCGATTGTGACGGGATTTTTTTGTCTTAAAATAACAAAAAGAACAACGATAATGGCACTTGATGCTGCTACTTACATTCCACTAGGTAAGATCGGAGCTACTGGTCGCACCACTGGACCTCATGGTCATTTTGAAATTACAAAAGACGGTAAGAAATACGGATTATCACAGACTCGCGGGGACATTGGCCAGAATATTCAGTTTCGACTCCCAGGTAGCCAAGACTGGCGGCCAATGTATTCTCCCTTACCTGGGGGACAGTATCAATTAAATCCTATTGTACCTATGACAGAAGGCATGGGTACAAGATCAGTACATCCTGTGACAGGTGCCCGTAACGTGCCACATGGTGGAGAAGATTACGCTTTTCCTCTTGGTACTGATTTACGTTTTGCAGGGGTAGGAAGCGTTCAAGGTACAGCTAATGCAGGTGCTGCAGGTAACATTTCAACTTTACAAACAGGCCCATACAAGTTAGATGTATTTCACATGAGCCAACTTCCAGCTGCTGCTACCGTTGGGGCAGCGCCACAGGCTGGTACATCGCCTACATACGAACAATCGCAACAGCGCACTAATGATTTATTGACTGCTTTTCTTTATGGTAAAAAGAATGCAGAGCAGCAAACAAATCCAATTAATATGATCAAACAACAACTTCTTGCCTCGGCTATTAATAGGGCCAATGAAGATGATTCTATTTTCCAACCTTCGGCAACAGCTCTTCCTTCTGAGTATTTGAATGCAATTTATGGCCAGGCTTAAAGCTCTTATAATTGACAAATAACGTATTAAATTAGTGCAACTAGCTGAGTACGACAAAAGCAGGGTCCGATACCATCTCGGATACTTCACGGTTTCAGTGCCGGCAGGCGACTACGCACGCCTGGAAGAATCCCTTAACACAATCCCGGACTCATACTTTTACGACAAGTTGATTATTCAACTAGGTCGTTGCGATACCGCTGAAAAGAAAACTGAGGTTGCCTCCAATCCCAGCACTCGCCTGGAAAGCATCCTTGGTGACGTGGATCGTACGATTCGCTCAAGCAATGCTGCAGAAGCACTTAAGGTCTGGAATCAGATTTATCTCTATGAGACAAATCGCCTAGCCGGTATTCTTTTTGTGCCGAACTATAAGGATGAATTCCAAGCTCGGTATCGCTACGAACGCTCAGGTGCTGAGTTTATTCAAGCGTTGCCAGGACCTGCTGACACCGCTGTTGGTTCACGTATCTATCTTCATGAGGTTTATCGGTAATGGCCGACTTACTATCCAACATTAAAAATGCAGCCTGGCTGGCAAGTAGGCAAGCTTCGGCAGCTAACATCAAAAACATTGGTGGAATTGGAAGTTTAACAGGAAAAATAAACTTTTTAACGGAAGCGGCAGCATTGCCCAGTGCAGCGGCAAAAGCCTGGAATGGGGTACAGGGATTGTATGAGACTGGTGAAGGCCTTTTAAAAGGACGCCCTCTAATTGAAACAGCACGTCGTTCAAATACTCCTGGCTACCAACCAACAGGGCCAATTGGAATTGGAAGCATTCCTCCCAAAAATAAAACCGGTGAATGGTACCGAGACCAAGAACTTCAATTTTCTGCAGCAGCCCGTGCAGCAGGCGGTCCTAGTGCCGGTGGCGGCATTGGTGGTGGAAATATGGCAAGCTTTGTTCCCAATCCCCAGTCTTCTCCTGCTGCAGAACGTGCTTATCGACAACAGCTTTCCAGCACTGCGCAACAAGTTGCGCAAGACCCGCAGCTAGATGACTGGTCTAAACAACGCGCACTTGATGTTGCGTCTAAAGATTATTCAAAATCTGAAGACATGGGTATGAAGATTTGGGCAGAACGCCATAAGGATCTAGCAGGCAAAGTCAAGCCTGGTCAAGCTGGATACGACGTTATTCAAAGTGTTCTCAATAAACAAACTACGCCAACTCCTACGTTTAATCCTTATGCAGCTTCGGTTAAGCTTCCGGGCCTAGAAGAGTATGCAAACTCAATGCAAGGAGCAATCATTCATCCGCTAGAAGGCACTCCTATGAACGCAATGAATGATCCACGCTTTGGGGAATACAACAGCACCTGGAAAGAAGCATACAATCTTACCAATGTATTTCCTTCTGTAACCACACAACAAACATTGTCCCTCCCTGTTGGGACATATCCTATTCCCAACATGTCAGCTTATGGAGGTGGCATTTACCCAGGGGAGCCCCTCAAGATTCCTTTCCAGGCTCGGTAAAATTACTGTTTGGTAGACTAAAGGGAGCTTGTATTTATACAGGCTCCTACTGGCATGAACTTTGAGTTTGCGGAGGCCAGTGTTGTTGCATCAAACCGATGATTCTTTGCCCTAACTTTGTCAAGCGTTTGACGGCCCAGTTAAGTTTGGTAGTAGGACTACAAACTGTATTTGTACCTGGACTCAAAGCTGACTCAAATTGGGTAGGAAAATAAGCCAAAATTAACATTTAACATGCCACGTACTACCCAGCAGTTGTTAAACCTTACCCCAGGGCAAATGACCGCCCTGGTAGGGACCAACCTGGGAGAAGCTGGGCATACCGCTAAAGATCAAGCGTTAGTAGCTGCGACTGTACTAGGACGTACGCTTGTCCCTGGATATGGAAAGACACCTACTGACGTTGGTTGGGCTCCAAATCAATTTGTTGCTAACGCAGGCATTAGCCGTGCCCAGGCAGAAGATCCAAACTTTTGGATGAAGCGATATGGCGCAAAACAATACCAGGAAAGACTAGCTCTTCTTAATGATCCCAACACACTTTTAAATACTGTAAATTCTTACGGTGTTCCTCTTTCATTTAGAAGTGGTTCATCTATTCCGCCAAACAAAAGACTTAAAACTGATATTTACGGCGGCATTGATGAAAGAGGCAATCAAATTGCTGGCAATGTATTTTTTGATACAAGCAAAAGTGCTGCAAATCTTTTGAGGCAAAGATTGAGTGCAGGAATTACAGATCAGGTTTCTACTGTTAACCAGGGTGTTCCTGGTCAATCTTTTCCTAGCGTAAGAGATTCTCTTTCCGCGGCATTAGGTTATCAACTAGATCCCACTGGGCAAACTATTGAGAGTCAAACACTTGCGCAAAAGCTTTTAGCCGATGCAAAAAATAATTTGCTGTGGCAAGCAATTACACAACAGCAACAGCCCGATTTGTTGACGGCTTACGTTCCCCAGTGAAATCTTAAATACTACTTTTATCGTTTAAACGCTCTTTCCAGGTCCCAACCTTTATTTAATCTTTTTTGCATGGATTGAGGAGCTATTCCAACTTCTTTGGCCCAGTCTGCAATACACATTGTTTTCCCTTCAAAAGTGTATAGCCTTGTTGCGCGTTTTCCTCCACGGTTTCGCGTTTGTTCTTTGTGTGTTGCCCAACAACAATTTTCTTTGCAATAATTTTTATCATTATCTTTTCGTTCTAATTCCATTTTAGGATTAGGCTTTTCTCCCATATCTTTAAGAAAATTTTTAAAATCACTCCAGCTAGGGTCGTAAGAAATGCCACGTCCCCCATACCTCACATATGATTCGTGTTTGGGATTGTTGCAACGATTTTTCATTGCAAGCCAAGAACTATATTCCGGCATTTTATTTTTAAATCCTCCATGTTTAAAATTTCCACAAGAATTAGAACAAAACACATGGCCTCGAATTTTTAGGCGACTTCTGCATGTTGCCCCTGCGGCACCAAAGCGTTCAAAATGCTTTCCGCAAGTCTTACAAACAAATTCAGTTTGTGCCATTAGAATGAAAGAAGTTTTTCAGGACCCCTATCAATTTACCAGAGATAGGGTGTTTAGTCTACCTTGAGCTCGACTAACACGAACAAGCAACCCTTGCTTATAGATCGCCCTCTGTTTGATCGAGTGCGAGTCACTACTCAAATTGTAGGCAGCTCTACTGCAAACACTTTGTTTGTGCAGGGTGGCCAAGCTCCTTCCATCCTGGTGGATATGGACGCTGCCTTGAGTGATGACAACAATAGTGGTGGCGTTGTTGATTCCATCACAATTGTGCGCAATGATGCTTATCGTTCTGCAGACTATACCTTGGATACCACTACATCAGGAACTGCTGTTTCCCTGGTAAGCGGTCAAATTGTTTCAATTACCACTACAGGCGCAATGAATACCGGTACCGCAAGCGGTATCGGTTATTACACTTACACTGGCGCCACCACAATCACTGGTAAGCTGGGCGCAATTAATTATTCCGGTGGACTTGCATCCGGCTTTCTATACCAAGGTATTTCATACGGCTATCAGCCAGCAGCTACGTTTGCTTTTTACCAGACTCGTAACACCACTACGCCAATTCCTGCAAGCGGCGACTACAATCTTTTGTTCTCCAAGACTGTACCCGCCAATACGGCGGAAGTTGACTGCTCTGACGTAATGCCCGCCTTAGGCGCTCCTATGCCCGCTGCAGGCAATACAAACGGCCTTGGGCAGACTTCCCCCCTACGCAACAAAGGCATCTACCTGGAGCGCGGAGACCGCCTCTACGTGGGTGTCTTTGCTGATGGTCCCAACATCTCTGGCTACACCCCTGGCGCCCATGTGTATGCTCAGGGTGGATTCTTCTAACTAAACGTGTATGGCCAAAAAAGATATCTTTGGTACTTTTGGTCAGTCAGAAGATTTTGCTCCGGTAAAGTTTAAACCACTTAGAGCAGAGTTTGCAAAAGGCAGCCTGCCCAACTCAATTGCGCGAGTGAATAGAGACTCTACCTGGGCGCGTTGGCGGCGAGGCTATGAGCTTGGCGTATCAACAAGCTATACAAATGCTTTTGTCTATCCATTTACTTATAGGATTCCATTACCTGAAGGCGTAGAGGCTCCACCAGAAACAAATCCTGCTGTTCCAGGAGTTTTTGTAGGGTTTCCAACAAACAATAGAGAAGCGGGAATGCACTGGGCTGGAGCACGCGTTGCTGGCAGTGTGCGTTTTGATAATATAAAAGACTCTACAGGCGCTCCTGCTTCGATTAGTTATGTGGCGCAAGATGACGATTATGTATATGTAACTTTAAGCGGTACGTGGAGCACCAGTAACCCGTTGCCGCCTCCCTTGTACATACCAATTCCAGGTTCTGATTCAGGTGTTAAACCGCTTAATGGTGAAGTACTAGAAGACAGGATCATTACTGTAGGAGGTGTTCCTGTTACAAGATTAACAGTTGATCCAAACACACAAAAAAAATATGGTTACACGCAATATCTTCTTGTTGATCTTGATCCATTTAATGGGATCCTTACTTTAAAAAAAGCTGGTTCTGTAGAAGCCACATTTGATTATGCAGTCATAACACCAGCAATTAGCATGCCTTCTATCGGAAGGTTTTTTATGACTGGATCAAAATATTGTTGCACTTGCCAAGATTTTACACAGCGCGATTATGCGTTTATGACCAACCTTGGCAATAGAAAAAAAGTTTATTTTCCACTGACAAAAGCAGCATCCATTAAGCCTGGGCGTTATGAGACAGTTACAACTGATGGATTGTTAGACAACAGAGCAATGACTGCCGCCGATGTCAATCGTGATTTGACTGTAATTTCTCCAGCAACGGAATACAATTTACCGCAAAGCTCAACCCCTACAGCAAATACTGTGCCGACTGCAACCAGGGATAATCCTGGTGTGTTTAGAGATTTTGGTTATATCAGCGCACAGAAAAATAGTTTTCCTGATTATCAAGATTACACTGCAGTAAACAATAAACTTCAAACCCTTCACGACTACTGGACTCCGTTGCTTGATGAGCAACGCTATTGCAAGCACATCTACGCCATGAAGTTTTTGGAAGGTGTGCATCCACCCGAACCATCGGATATTCCAGTGGAACCAGAAAGCATTGCAGAATGGGAGCAAAATTTAGTCATTAACATGCAAAAAGAAGATCGCGGAAAAATGTACAATGACATGAAAGAAAGCCTTGCGTACATGGATACACCTCCATATAACTGTCAAGCTCCTTACATGCTTCCTATGATGCAAAAACTTTTTAATATTCCCGCAAGTTTTGTAAGGATTGAAGGTTTTACTATGCTTGATAAAAACGGTCAGGCTTATGATCCTATTAAAGGACAAAAAGCAGGACTATGACCGAACCCAATTTTGGAGACATTGTACAAACTCAATATGTACAATCACCTGACCAAATTGATACTCGTGCTTTTGGCTTCAGTGAAATTCGTGCCAGCGGTAACATCCCATCTGTTTACCATGCTGGAGATATTGTCCATCTTCCGTACGCTTCGGGGGAAGTATCTACAATTGAAGCAATGGGCCTAGCGTGGGCAGCTTACATCAGTGGCGTACCGCCCGCATAAAAAACAGCCCCCTTGCGGAGGCTGTTGGATCCCATATCCTCAGTAGTCTACACTGCAGCCAGCTCTAGCTTCTCAAGCTTGCTCATGGTCTTGCGAATAGCATTGACGTTCCAGCGGAAGCTATCCCGTGAACGCGTTTCAGGAAATGCTGCATAGTGTGGACCAAGGCGAAGGGTCCCGTTGTCACGCATCTTAAAAAGCGTTTTGCGATCAAGGCCCAACATCTCGCCGGCCCTGGTAGCAGAGACCCATCCTTGGTGCGTTGTCATGACCGAAAAGTCTTGTACAGCCTTAACCTAGGACATGACCGGCTTGTGTCAACAGATTTTATTAAAACTTCACAATTGCTTTTTGCTTAGCCTTGGGAAGCCCAACTTAAAATAAGTTAACGACATAGGAACTTATGTTCAGCAGCGCACAGGAACCGCTCGCACTGCTCATTGAACTAACTCCTAAATTGGCCAAGAAACGTTTTAGACAATGTATATATGATGAATGGAATCACCTTTGTGGTTACTGTGAAGAGCCCGCCACAAGCCTAGATCACATTGTTCCACGCCATCGGTCTGGTTCTAGTAACAGGCATAATCTTCTTCCATGTTGCCGACGTTGCAATCAATCAAAGTCTAGTACTCGAATGGAAGATTGGTATTTACAGCAAGAATTTTTTACTCAGGCTAGGATAGATAAAATCACCTCCTGGACCAAACAAGGAATTGTTGACTTGTTTGCTTAAACATCAATGACACTTTTTTACAACGTTGCAAATAAAGCCTGGAATCTAACACCATATGAACTAGAAAAAACTGATTTACCAACAACAAAAACACTATACCTTATATACTCATTTGCACCGTATGAAAATGGTAAAGGAGGAGGAGTCACAAGTTATTCACTATCTGAAACTCCTCCTGCTACACCCGCTCCTTATAGATACAGAAGTGAAACAATTTACCCCCCGGCACCAACATATACAATTTTAAAATTAACGCCATCGGGATCTTCTAATTTAGGGTTATCTGGCATTGGTTTTATTCCTGCAAATATTACAGGAACAATAGCGGCAACTGTTAAAACTCTTCAGCTTAATGAAGAAGATAATAATAAGGCAATAATTACAAATAAAAAACTTGTTGCAAAAAATGAATTTGAAGCGCAAGCAAAGGCTTCAATTGATAACTTAAAAAAAGTAGTAAATATTCAGTCAACTGCTCCGGTCAGTAAGTATGTAACCGTTCAGAATGAAATTAAAAACTTAAAGTATCTTTTAACCAACGGAGGCCATACCAGTGAAGAAGCCGATAAAGAAATAAACAACTTAATAGCACCGTACTCCGGCTCCCTGGATCAATATTACAGAAACGATCCAAGCATAAAACCTTCGATTTATTCAGCTACCGACCAAGACAAGTTACTGCTATCTAATAGAGAGGGTGCGCTTAGCGCAAATCAAACCTTTGATCGTTTTAATAAGTATAGAAATGGAACCTCGGGATACTTTTTTGATAAAACAGATTTAGGAAAACAAGCCGCAAAAGAATGGGATGACGCACTAAACTCAAATGATCTAGACATACTTCTTCGCTATGACTATAGCAAAGAACAGTATGGTCTTTCTAAATACTTACAAGCCCTTAAGGGAGATCCCAATAATATAAATATTCGCGGTAGCGAAATTGCTCCGCTTAAAAGTCAAGAATATAAAGAGCCTATTAGGACGGATGCAAATAATGCTGAAATAAGAGACAATATTTTTGGCTTAAGGTCTACTACGGATGAGACTGGCGCATTAACTTACGAGCTAAAAAATACTGGAACAGGAGAAGAATTAGCATCTTTTGTAAAAAGTAATAAAACTGCAAGCAATCTATTTGCGCAAGCACAAAAAGAAGCTGGTCTTTTAGAGTTGGGAAATATTTCAGGCCCGTGGACAAAACTTGTAAATGATGTTTCAAGTACAAAGGGTGTAAAAACAGACCTTAAAACAATAACAAGTTCAGAGGCAGCGTTTGCCAGCTTTCTAGGATTAGCGGCAACCCTGGATCCACAACAAAATAGTCAAGTAATTTCTAACAACAAGACCCTTTACGATTCTATTAATGGTTTAAATTCTGACTCAACATTTACTGAGCTGACTTCTTCCGCTCCAGAAATTACAAATGTTTTTAAACAGGTAATTAGTCAATCAGATGTTGCTCAAAAACAACAGTTTGACGTATTACGCAAACAGGCGTTAACCGATACTATTGCAGCACTAAAAGAAGCAAAACAAAAAGAAGGTAAAATTGCTTACTTTCAACCTCTTATCAAAGATCTTCAGTCCGTACAGGATGAGTTCAATGCATCAATAAATAGTGCAGTCTTAAGTGATTCTGGGCTAGGAAATGTTAATCCTATTGGAGGACAACAAGCAAATACACAACAAAAATACAAACTAGACTTTGGCATTAATAATATTTTTAACACAAGAAACGGTTTGATTTATAACTGGCAAGATTGGATAAACAATGAAATTGAAAAGAAATATGCTGGCGGCATTGATATCCCAAATGATTATGTTCCATTAAATTTGCGCACAGAGGCAAATGGATTTATTGATAAAACAGGGTGGAGCAATGAAAAGAAAGCAGCTTGGGACAAGGCAGACAAAGCGTATCTTACTTTAAAAACAAATCCAAATGATTTTACATCTAAAAATGTAATTAAAAATCTTCCAGAGGGATACGTTCCAGTAGAAAACAGAAAACTAGTTCAAGATAGTTGGAAAAAATATGAAGATCAATTGAAAGCTAATGGATATGTGGACCCAGAAACAGTAACTTCTTGGAAACAGTACGACGATGCCTGGCGTAATTGGCAGGATCAGCCCGAAGGATCCAGCGCAAAAGCTGCAGCCCTTGAGGCGTACAACAAACTTCAAAAACCAGAGGGATATATTCCGCCAGACAAGCGGATGGGACAAGAGGTTCAGTTTGCTAGAGATTTTTACACTCAATACTTAAAGCCGCGCTTTGATGCCTCACAATCAATTGCTGAATTTCAAGATTATATTGATGTTACAGATAAAACTCAAAACCCATTTCAAACGCAAGACAAAGTAAACGCCTTAAAAATGGCGGCGCAAAATGATATAACCAGGTGGTACGCAAACTTACAAAAACTAAACAATACAGAGCAAGGATTTAATGCTGAGTACTACATTGATCCAAATAAATACCTTCAGAAATATGGCTTGGTAGGAAAAGACGCTAAAGGCGGAGAAATTGGTTTATTGGCTCCTGATGCCTTTGATGGGTTTGTTGATACCGTAGCTGGTTTCAATAACTCTGTTCAGGCAAAAAGAGTTGCAGATGATTGGGAGGCGGCAAAAGCTGGAAGAATTACTAAAGATGATCAAGGAAATGCTATTAACTGGGCAGCAAAAGCTTATGAGTATGGGATTGATATTACAAATCCAAACGAATTTGCAAAACTGCACTACCAAATGGTTGGGCTGCGTGCAGCCAAAAAAGATAAAGATGGAAACATTGTTTACCAACAAGATGATAAAGGCAATTACATCTTGGATTCACAAGGCAATAAAATGCCTGAACTTTTGTCATATGACGGTTCACCAGCAATGCTGGCACCTAACATTGCAAACTTATATATTTCAAAAGTATTAACACCTCTTTTAATCAAAGAAGCTGATAAAATTGGCACTGTTTTTGGTCAGTTTATTAAACCTGAAGAATATGTAAATAATTTGGTTAAAGCCGTAGGTTTAGTTCAAGGCACTCCTGAATGGCAAAAACTCCTCAAAGATCATGGCCTAGATCCGAATAGTTCCTTAACAGATTTAAAAAACGAATTAGCATCAGCCCTGGCGCAAGATTCAACGGTAAACATTAAAAACGCAATTGGTGGTTTAATCGACCAGCAAGCTGAAATTAATCAGCTGACTGCTGGAGTTGAATACATTCAAAAAGACACAACCCCTACTGGCACAACAACACAGCCAAGCGGTGTGTATGCAGTTTTTAAAAATGCTGGATTTACTGGTACCGAGCAACAATTTTACGATCAATTCATGCCTGGGGCCAGTAAAGAAGACATTAACATAATTAATGCTGCGTATACTCCAGGAGGAATCAAAGATCTTACTGGAATAGATACAACAGCCAGCGCAACAGATCAATTCACAAACATTAGTTCTTTATTTGGAGATACAAGTTTTTCTGAGATATCTTCTTTAACAGGAAAAGGAACAACAACTGCTGCACCAAAGACTTCATTACTTTCGTTTGATGAGACTAGCACGGAAGATTCTTTTACTTTTAAGGATCCGTTTGCGACTTCTTCTGGTAAAGAAGAAATAGGAATTGGCGACCCATTTGATGAAGTTGGCATAGGAGATCCCTTTGCGGAAACTAGTGATCCATTCTCAGATAGTTCCAATCCATTTGGAACAATTACAGCAAATACCAGTAGTAAAATTAATTCTATAGGTAATTTTTTCCCAAGTCTTTCAAGTAGTTCTAAAAGTAACTCCTTTGCTGACTTCTCTTCCTGGACTAGCTTCTGATGTCAGAACAACATAAAAAAGCCGCAAGTGCAGCGCATCGTTATCAGAAGGATGAGATGACTTGCAACAAGCCGCAGAAGGCTCCTCCAGGGGACACCCATAAGTGGGTTGTTAAATCTTGCTACGACGGTGAAGAGAAGATTGTGCGCTATGGTAGGCGCGGTTACCAGGACTACACACAGCATCACGACAAGGACCGCCGTACCAACTTCCGTGCTCGCATGGGGTGCGACAAGCCCATGGATAAAAACACCCCACGGTACTGGGCATGCTCTCGCCTCTGGGCGTAAATGGCTATGGTAGAATAGACTTAATTCTTTGAAGTCTATGATTACTAACAAAGGGGTTTGGCGTTATGTGCAAGCATTTTGCGTTGATTGCAATAAAGAAAAACAAGTTCGTATTGATGCATGGAATCGTCTAAACCAGCAGTGGCGCTGTTTAAGCTGTGCAACTAAAAAAAATTTTAAAGATAATCCCAAGCTAAAAGAAATTTTAAAAGAAAGCCATATTACGCATGGCGAATCAAAAAACAAAAATAAAAAAGGTCATTGGCTTTACAGCCGGTGGCAAAAAATGAAAGCACGGTGCAAGCGCTGGCCTACTTACATAGAAAAAAATATTAAAGTTTGCGATGAGTGGGAAACTAGTTACACTCTTTTTAAGAAATGGGCAGAGGCAAACAACGCGGATCCCTCTTTAGAGCTAGATAGAATTAACAATCATGGGAACTATGAACCAGCAAACTGCCGGTGGGTTACACATCAAGAAAACTGTAACAATAGGAAATAAAGCCTGCTCTCGTCTCTGGTAAGATACAAGCTGTTCACTTCTGATCCATGGCCAAAGCTAAAGCTGTTGCAAACAAGATCGAGTCCAAGCCCAAGAAGACTCGTCAAGGGGATGGCCAGCACTCCAAGCCATCCCATGGCCGCAAAAAAAGCCGTGGCCAAGGCTAATATCAACACTTAAGATGTGTATGATGGGAGTACATATTGTGCTCCCATGTCTTACTATCCTCTTGCTCTGGAGCTAATCTGTAAGCACGAAGGCTTTAATGAAAAAGCCTATGCTGATCCAGAGACAGGAGGTGCTCCTTATACGTTTGGCTTTGGCACGCAATTTTACCAAGACGGCTCACCTGTAAAGTCTGGTCATTGTTGCACTAAACAAAAAGCCCTGGAATATTTGATGCACGAGATACGTGCAATTGAGAAGGAGCTAAATGAATTAAACCTGCACCTAGACGAATATATGAGGCAGGCCTTGATCTCGTTTATTCATTCGGTAGGATGGAAACCATTCTTATATAGCGCATTGATTGACTGTATTGAAGTTGAAGATTGGGCTGGTGTTGTAGAAGAATTTTCCCAGTGGATTTTTGATCAAGAACACCAGGTAATTGGAGGTCTTCTGGAACGCCGCAGAGAAGAAAGCATGTTGTTCTTGACTGAAGTAAAGCAAGCCATACCCAAATGTGAAGATTTGTTGCTGACTGCGTTTAGGAGTTACGCTGCGTCCACTGAGCAAATATCCGCCATTCGCAAACTAGAGCAAAAAATCAACCCTTACGTTCTTGCGGAATTTGCAAATGACTTTTCAATTACAAAAGACCCCTGGGTGCCACTGAACGACGAATCACTCGATAGTCTTTTTCAGTTTCCAGGAGACTGTTGGCATGAAGATCGGGCTTAGAATAGAATCACAAAAGCTTGTTGATTCCAATGGAAGACTTTCCAGAACCCAAGGAATTTGAACTTCCATTGGAACTCCAGTTTTCTATGCGGAAAGCTGAGCTTGCTGCAGAGGAAATGACCTGGGATGAACTGCGTGCCGCATTACTTAATCTGTACTACCGTAGATTAATGGAATGGCAAGCAATCAAGACCATCATGGAAAACGAAAATATTATTCTTGAGTTTGATATTCCAACGGATATTGAGTTAGAGGCGCTTGCCGTCGCCTGTACAGAAGATGATGACGACGGCGAAGATCTGCCTATTCCTTTTTAAACGTAGTCACTCTCTAAGCGATCAATCAAACGATTAAGATACCAACGCGCTTTTTTGGCATCTTGCAGCATATTGCCTTTATACCAAAGCCGTAACAAATATTTTAATGTTTGCCACAGCAAGCCGCCGCTAATTGGATCTGGAGCATCTTGTACTGCTTGTTCCAGAATTTCAATGACTTCGACTTTGCCGGCAGTGTAATGCTCAGGATGGTTTACTGGATCGCCCTTTGGCGCCACAGATGCTTTGGTAGCTGTTGCCCAGGGGACTGGGCATACGCCATCAACACATTCAGTTGTAATGCCGTAATCTACCGGAGGACAGGAGTTGGGTTCAAGTTGACCAGTAATTTCTGACCCATTGGCAGTGTTCCTGGGTACAGATGGGCTTCCTCCATCGACGGAATGGAACCAGTCACGCCGGGTCGATTGCCCTCCAATGCTAAATTCGTTCTCGGTCTGCTGTCCTGACACAGTGCTAGTCCACGGTTATATTGATCATAGATCGGAACGTCATGCTTTGCGGTTGCCATGGGGGCACCAAAATCACAACAGCATGCCATTCGCTTAAGCAGCTCGTCATCACTGGTAATAAATTGATTTAGAAACGCATCGGGATCGGGAGTATTCATTGAAATATTCAGTACATAAATACCTTCAATTAAAATATTATCATGGGAAAATTTAACGAACAAACCAGTAATCACAAAGGCGGTCGCGCTTTTGTTAAACAAAGTTACGACCCCACTTCGCATGGGGGATCATCGTCAATTGATACCAGCGATCGAAATCCTGGTAACTCTTACGTAACAGATACAAGGAATTTTGATAAGTCTGAAAAAGCCACCGCTGAAAAAGCTGGTACCAATAATCAGCGCACTGACGACCGCACGCAAAAATTTCTTGCAGCTGCCAGGGCCTCTGGTAGATTCAAACAAAACGCATCGATTAATGAGCCAGGCATCCTAGGCAAAACTCCTCGTACTGAAGCAAGCATTAAGGGAACCAATGTCCCTACCCTTGGTGACAAGATAGGGACCACTGGCAGTACTAACTATTCACAAAAACCAAGCGGTTCTTCTGGTACTTTTAGGGGATTTTAAGATTCTCTGTGATTTACTTCTTCCATCTCAAGAGCATCTCTAAGCTGTTTAAAGTTTTCTTCAAGCATATTTAATACCCATTGAATGTTGTCGGATCGATAGCGCACTAGACGATCACTTAATTCTTTATTGCGTAACTCAACTACGTCTCCGTAGATAAGCTCTAATATGTCAAGGCGTTGGTCAAGATCAATATAAGAAATTTTAGTCATGGCTTGGAAAACACAATTTCTTTTTTCTGGTCTTGATACTTGCCTTTACGATCTTGATACGACACCTCGCAAGGCTCACCACGATAGAACAACAGTTGCGTAATGCCTTCGTCAGCGTAAATACGATTAAACAAGCCAGTGCAATTGCTAATTTCCAACGTAAGGTACCCCTCCCAGCCTGCTTCTGCTGGCGTAATATTTACCAGGATTCCTGAACGGGCATATGTTGATTTGCCCACAGCAACTACAGTCACATCACGAGGAAGTTTGATGCGTTCTTGTGCAACACCAAGGCAATACCCATAAGGAGGCAAGATAAAATACTGGCCTTTTTCGTCTTCCAACAACTCTGCATTGTGAAGAATGTCAGGGTTAAAGTCCTTGGGATCGCAATCACCAGCCTGGATGCGACCAAAGATCAAACATTGTTTAGGAGACAGGCGAATATCATAACCATACGAGCTAAGGCCATAGCTTAAAATACGGCGACCATCTACTTCGCTGACCAATCGATCTTGGAACGGAGAAATCATTCCCTCTTGTTCTGCCAGTTCCCTGATCTCGCGGTCGCAAAGAATGCTCATTGTTTTTTCCACTCATTAATAGTCTACAAAATCAACAGACTATCCTGCCCTTTGGCGAGTAAATATTTATAAATCTTTCGGTAGCAGCAGCGGAATTGCGTTTTGGTTGCAGGTACACAACAAAGCACGTACCTGTTTTGTGGTTGCCTACCCCTTCGCTTGAATTCATTTTTAATATGGGAGGCGTCTTGAGAAAACAAATTGGAAAATCAAAAATGCGTTGATCATATCGAAGCATGTCCATACAGTTGGTAAAGTACACAGCTTCGGTTACCACATCAGCAAGCCAAAGTTTGTAAAGTTTTTTAAACCATACCGAATGTGATGAGATCAGTGATGGAGACGAAGCCCTAGTCAGCTTCCACTTACCTAAATCTTTACTAAAAAAGTAGGCGCCACTAGGAGGAAACAAGTAAACTTTTCCTGCCCACTCTTGGACATTTAATCCGTCATCCTGTGGTGTGTAAATTTTATCTGCACCTACAAACTCATTGGCAACACGTGAGCTAGCGGGATCTAGATCAATACTTCCCATGAGGGAGTGGGCAGCACAAGCCAAATCCGTGTTAGTGATTAGCTCACGGTCTTCAACTTTTTTTCTAAACGGTGCGCCCATTAGGATTCCGATTGCTGGTTATAGTCTATTTCCAAATAGCGAATGCCTTCCTTGTCATTAATAATGTAACCGGCTTTTTCTTCCGGGTTAATTTTTTGTGCGGCACCAAGGATGCGTCTAAATGTTTCAGCTAGGTCACCGTTGTTTTCTTGTTCACACGATTCCTCGGCTGCGTGCAACTCCTTGAGCGTAAGAAAGAACATTGAACGATCTTGGTTGGATGGCTGGAAGCAAATTACGCCAGGCCCTTCCGACTCCCAGAAGCGGTTGTAGACCGTAGCCAGATCACCCAATACGAGCTTGACAACAGCATCAAGCATCTTTCCGCTGGTCTCATCAACCTTGCCCTCAAGAGCCTGGGCTATCAACTTCTCTCGGCGGCTCATTAGGTATAAGTCCTTGCTTAAGGAGTGCTTCAGTCAGTTTAGGAAGGGGCTGGTACACAACGACAAGTTTTCCAAGAACTCCTCGTTTTTTGACCAACTTGCCAGTCTCGTCTTTCATCTTATCAAATTCCCCGGCACGAATCAAGTATTCGGCTACGCAACGCAAACGCCTTTTTAACGGGAGTTCTGCCTGCGGAAATTTACCACAGATTGTATCTGGGACTAAATCTTTAAATGCTAAACGCAATCTATTGGCAAGGGTCATGCCAGAATTAATATCTTCCTCTTCAAATTTCTTAATATTTTCCAGGTATCGCTGGATGCACCCGTCATCAAATGAGCCGAAGGGCGGCATAAAATCTTCTAGTTGCAACGCCAAAGATTCAGGCAGTAATTGAGAATAGTTCTCAACAGTGATCTTATGTATCTCTATGCTTTGAAATCTATTCGTCACGCTGAGGTTCCTCTACTCTTGTTGATTGATACATCCGGGGATTTCTTACGTCAGTAATATCTATTTCTTTAGTTTTAGCAAATGATTGGACTAGCTGTGTCCATGGAACACGGATTACTGCTCGTTTATTATTGTCAATTGCAATATTGACATAATGAATTCCTTCCACCCATCCTTTGCCCTTTGCTTGTTTGCCTGCAAAAATCCAATTTCTAATTGTTTGATCTGATACGCTTAGCCTGCGGGCGCATTCTTCTGTAGAAATGTACTCATCCGTGAATGCCTCTGGATGTAACCTGCTTGTTTCTTCGGTTTGATACTTGCTGTGCCACATGGAAGAGAGAATGTTTTTAATCCCTTTTAACTCATGGGCAATATCTTCTAAACCTTTTCTGATCCCATGGGTCATGGCAACATTTTTCACTTGTTTAATGCTAGTGTGTAAGCAAAGATTTTGCTAGGTCCATGGAAGAACAGATTCCCGCCAGTCAAGTACCCCAGCAACTGCAAGGAATTTCTCCTGAGCAGCTGGCGGAAATGAAAGCACGTGCTAGAGAACAGGCAATTCGCATGACTATGCAACAACAAACGCCTCCACCACAATCTCCTCAGGCACCCGTCACGCTCCCTGGTGGTTACGTTTATATGCCCGAAGCTCCTGAACCTAAGATTGTTTATGTGCGTCGTAACATGACCGTTGCGGAAATCCTGGTAATGGTAGTCCTTTCTTGCGTTATTGTTGGCGGCATTCAAGGAGTTTGGAATTTTACCTCCAAGTATCTGCCGCAAATTGAAGTTCGAGTCAAGTAACCCTAAGCACAACCATTTATAATAACTGAATAGGTTCATGTTTTTTATAAGTGGCTAACAGGCGCATATCTGAGCTCCAAGAACTTGCAGGTCTTGACTTAGCAGATCAGGACCTGTTTACGGTTGTTCATGTAGGTGAAGTTGACCCAACACTAAAAAATAGAAAATTAACCATATCGGGTACAAAACAATATCTCAATACGTATTATCTACCCCGCACTGGTGGAACCATTAGCGGTGCAATTATTGTTCAAGGGAACCTCACGGTTTCCGGTAGCACAGATTTTTCGACAGCTACATTTACTGGCGCAGTTACCGTTGGCTCCCTTATTGCTCAAAGCGGGGCAACTGTTAGCGGCACAATTAGTGGTGTTACTGTTACTGGTTCCGCTATTCAAGGTACTAACGTCAATGGTGTCTTGGGTAATTTTACAACATTAACCGGGGGTGAATTAAATTTTACTACTGGCAATTTTCTTCAAAGAATTAGTGGCGTAACAATTACTGGTGCGTCAGGCGCCTTTACTACTTTTACTGGTCAAACCATTACAGGCACTACGGTAAACGTTAGTTCGATTACCGGTGACGCAGCAAAATTTACCACGCTTACCGGAAATACTGCAGGTTTTACTTCTATTACTGGAGCAACTGTAACGGGTACCAGTGGTAATTTTGTCAGTGGTGTATTTACTTCTCGTATCTCAGGCTTAACAATTACTGGTGTATCTGGTGCATTTACTTCTCTTACTGGTGTTACGGTAACGGGCACTACAGCCAATTTTGCAACTGGCACTTTTAGTACTAGTGTATCGGGCGTAACCGTTACTGGAGCAAGCGGTCAATTTACAACAGTCACTGGTGTTTCCGGTGGGTTTACCGTAATCACAGGTGCAACTGTTACTGGGACAATTGCTAATTTTGTTACGTTATCAGGAACAACAATTACAGGTAATGCTGGCCAATTTACAACACTTACTGGCGGTAATGCAAACTTTACAAATGTTACCGGAGTTCTTCTCAGTGGAGTAACGGTTAGAGCTGCTACTGGCGTTTTTTCAAACCTTCAGTTTTCAAGTGCTACTGTCTCAGGTGATTTAACTGTTCTAGGTACCGGATATTTTCAATCAGGAGTTAGCGTAACCGGAACAATTAGCGGTATAACTGTTACTGGAACAAATGGACAATTTACAACTGTCACAGGTGTTTCAGGGGCTTTTACTGTTATTACAGGTGCAACAGTAACTGGTACCACGGCTAATTTTACAACCGGTAATTTTAGTACATTGCTGTCAGGTGTAACAGTTGTTGCAACTACTGGCAACTATACATCGTTAACAGGCACTACAACTACTGGTACCACTGCTAATTTTGTAACATATAACGGTGCGTCGGGTGTATTTACTACGTTTTTATCTGGAACAACAATTACTGGCACCACTGTAATTGCAACTACAGGTAACTATACATCTTTGACGGGCACTACAACTACCGGTACTACCTCTAATTTTACAACTGTTAATGGTGTATCAGGCGTATTTACTACATTTTTATCAGGAGGAACAGTCACTGGTAGTGTCGGTCAGTTTTCTGATATTACAGGAGTACGTGCAGGTTTTGGTACGGTAACAGGCGTTACGGTTACTGGTACTACAGCTAATTTTGTAACTCTTTCAGGTACAACAGTTACTGGTCAAACAGCAAACTTTACGTCAGGTGTGTTTGCATCAGGTACTGCAGGAGCTCCTTCTGTTTCTGTTGGTACCACAAGTAATGGTTTTTATTCTCCAGGAACAAATCAACTGGCTATTAGCACTAGCGGTACCGGGCGACTGTATGTAGATGCAAGCGGCAAAGTTGGGATTGGTACTTCAAGCCCAGCCGCAAAACTTGATGTTGTAGGAAGTCTTGGTTCTACAGACAAAGTAGTATCTATTACTGCAGCTGGCACAGGTGGAGGTAATGCAGTTGCCGGGTATGGCCATTATATTTCTTGTGGGGCAGCAAATAACAATACTTCGTTTACTGCTTTGTATTCCGAAGTAAGCTACCAACAGCAAACAAGTTACGCGGCTTATTTTAAGAATCCAGGAAATAGTTACGTTGCTTCCTATGGAATGTATGCGCAAAACACGCAGCCAGATGTCAACGCTCCTGGTGTAGCGTATGCTGGATACTTTAATGCTACTGCGGGTGGCACCGGTGTCCTTGGCACTACATATGGATTGTACGTAAATAATGCAGCTACTATTGGAGGTGCTGCATACGGCTTGTATGTTAATAGTGCCACAGGAGCTACATCTACTGTTCCGTTTTCAGTTGCAGTTAGTGGAAGCGAAAAACTGCGTTTGGACAGCAGCGGGCGCTTAGGGATTGGCACTAGCAGCCCCAGCGAAAGATTAAGCGTTGCAGGTAATATATGCATTCCTTACACTACATCTGGGTCAATATCTGCTGGTGATCCAGTTATTTCTCAATTAGCAGCAAATACCGTTGTGGGAACAGTAACCACAAATACAGCGGGTCAAACTTTTGCATTTACTACTTATTTCGACGCTTCTCAAATTGCGTTAAGAGCA